TATACTTGCAGGGTCGGCTATAAAATCAGCTACTGTTTTTGCACTTATTGATCTTGATTCTATATCTGGGACTGTAGTTTTGCCTTCGACCCAGAAATAGTTTAGAGGGGTAAAACGTTCTGCTATAGGATCGTAGACTCTTTTAGAAACATAAGCGTTGTTGCCGTATTTGGATTTGCCTGTTATTCCTAACGAAAGTCCATCAGGCGACTCTGCTATTTCGTCCCATTCTACAGGAGTTAGCTCTGTTTCTACCCACTCATATACCTTTATTGACGAACCTACAAATAATCTATTCCAATTACTTGTAGAATAAATTACATTAGATTGATAAGGATTTATAAACTTAGTAATTGACAAGTCCCACCAAAGTTGACCTGTTTGCTCTGCTCCCCAAGTGCTTGTTTTGTTTACTGTTGCACCATTTAATCCTATATTGTATGTAGCAGGATCAAATACTGTTTTGTATCTAATTTCTTGATCTGCTATTCCAGCAATTTTTCCCTGTACAGGATCAATATAATCAAGGTTAGTTATGATTTCATTTTTTAAATTATCGTAAATTAATACTCGCTTGATCTTGTCAAGGTTGGGGATTTTCTTAGGAACACGATATGTTTCCCAAACACGTTTGTTTTCAGGTCTACGAAAATCAAACACTGCACCTTTTTTACCCCCAGTATTAGTAAAATCAGTTAATGCTGTGTATAAGTGATTCTGCTTGGCAACAATGGTCTGTCCAAACGATCTTGCTTCAGTATCATTAAAATCTAAAGTTTGACCATAGACTAAACTATTTTCTATTCTATCATAAACGTAAACAACACCGTTACCTAAAATCTTATTTTTAAAGTTTGTAAAATTATTATCAAACGTTGTACGTTTTTCATTTAACAACGACTCTTGATCAAGCACAAATTGTGAATATATTGGATCTTGATCATTGTCATACCCTAACAAATAATTGAATATTGGTTTTGCATGATTATCAAAAGTTGTGATTTCATCTGAATATGAGTTGTGAGCAGAAACATAAAGGGTATCACCGTCAAAATCTAATGATGCTCCAAATAATTCTTTTCTTTTCGCATTTGCACTAGTTAATTTTTGTCCAGTGTTATTATTAAGATCTAGTACAAATTCACCGGCAACTTGTCGGTATACATAAACTGCTCCTTGACTATCTATATCTGCTGAGTCTAGTGATGCTCCTACTGCAATCAATGTACCATCTCGACTAATACTAACTGCTTCTCCAAAATTAGATGTAGTATTAGTAGCTAATAACTCTTGTGCTTTTATATAATTACCATTAATTGCTCTGTATATAACAACCCTGTTAGGTTTAGTATTGTTGTAAATTGCTGTAACAACAACAACTTCACCTTTTTCGTCTGCATCAAAAATAGTTCCAAACTCAAGTAACCCTTCTTGATCAAGATTTAACGAACTATCATTACCTGGAACAAAATTTGTATCGTTAGGAATATAACCTACATAATCAATGCCAGTATATTGTAATCCGTCAAAGGCAACTCTTTCCCAATCTAAAATATTAAACTGAAGTCCTGGGGCAATATTAGTTTGTGCTTGATAAAATATTCCATCTAAGAAAACAATATCATTTATAAAATATTCTTTTTCTGGACCAAACTCACCCCTGTATTTTTTATTTTTAGCAAGTTCCCAGTTATAGAAAGTTCCGTCGGCAGTAAGTCCGTAATTTACAAAATAAATTCTTCCAGGATTGTTAGATGTTCCTGAGCCACGACAACCTACAAATAATTTGTATAAGTTATTATTTTTTCTAATTAAAACTTTTGAGCCTAATCTTAGATTATCTTGAATTTCTGGAACAATAAACGATCCTACTAAACTATAAGTTGTTGAAGCTTCTTTAGCATAAACTGTAAACATGCCAAGATTATCAGTATTAACTACAAACCCATCGGCATTTACAGATACATTGTAAATAGGTCTCCAATCAAAATTTGCCTGTGACGGTATATTAGGCTGTGTTGCAATACCTAGTATAGGATCGTCTCTATAGATAATATATTCTGCACCAGTTATTACTGCCTGAACAGGCACTGTTACAATAGGTGCAGCTAATCTAAATACTACTAAACCGCCAATTCCTAATGATGCATTACCTAAAGATACTGAGCGAATTTCGCCCATTCTTCTAGTAACTGAATACACTGGACTTGGATCAGTTGGTTCTCCTATAAATTCAATGCTAGAAACATTACCAAAATTTCTACCTCTTGACCAAGTTCCTACAACGTTTTTAACAAAGATCGTAGCACTTAAACCGTTACGTTGATAAAACGTTATTAGACCAGTTGCGCCAGTATTTCTATCTCTAACAAACTGTCCAACACGCGGTTCAAACGGATTACCAAATGTATCAGTCTCATCTAGATTGAAATTAATATAGCCGCTCCATACGTCGACAATAGTATGTGTTTTATTTGTATTAAAAGTAGTTATACCAAGCGGTGAAATATCTACAAACCCACCATCTGAATAATTAGGTAAATTAACTACTTCAAGTGTAACTCTGTCACCGGTTGATAATTTAGTTGTAAGACTATTTGGTGCTCTAACTACGAACAAATCACTTGGAATTATGTTTAGATTATTGTATGCACCTGGTGCTCCTTGATACGTTAGTGTTCTAATATAGCTATTAATATTATTTTCACTATTAACAATAGTGTTGTTATAATCATAGATATTGCCGCCACGAGCACCTGGATCAGCTTTTCCGTTAGGTATAACGTTGTATACTGCTAACGCTCGGCCTTCATCTTCGTTAACTAATCCTACATTGATTGTTGACGTAGTATTAAACCACCAATATCCGCCTAGATCATCAGATACATCTAATGTTTCAATTGGTGCAACTCTTACATACTCTCCTACGAACTCGCCTTGTTCAGTAAATAAAGATCCTGTAGGTTGCCAACGACCAAACGATCCCTCAACATAAACTGTTGCTGCGCCTTCATCTTGATATACATAAGCCACATATCCAAATACTCCTTCGGAGTCTATTTGTTCTCCAATTTCAGGTAGATTAGCAAATGTTTCAACATACAATACTGCATCAATTTTCTTTTGAATTATTAAACCACCTTCAAGATTTGCCTCTGTAAATCCAGTTACTGCTCCGCCAAACGGTTGTCTAGCAGTTAAAGTTAAAGGTAGCTGATCTTGATTTGCTGTGGTCCTTAAATACCAATCTAAAAATACTCTATCTCCCGGGCCTGTACCGGCATATTGATCTGCTGGTGCTCTAACTAATATATGATTTGTTTCTACATTTTTAAACGGATAATTACCTGTTATTAAATTATTAAATGTAATTTCGCCGGCAGTGATATTATACTTTTGTAAAATTTCAATAATTGATCCAAAGCTAGAAAACTCAAGTGAATCGTCTGCTCCGCGAATGTCTACAACAGCTTCCCACAGTTGATCGCTAAACAATACACTTTCGCCGTTTTGATAGTCTGTTTCTTCGTCGTAGTCACCTCTAAATAAAGTTTTTATATTTGAAGCATTAGGCGAACCTACAACAATAAATTTGCCGTCTGGGGATACTGCTACACTTTCAGCATACTGCTGCCCTAGGTCAGCTAAATTGTCTGTAGGTTCAATGATTTGTGTAAATTGAAAGTTTTGAGAATTTGCACCACGAGTATAGACAAAAGCCTTTCCATTAGTTGAAGCACCCGGTGATCCAACAACAATGACCGTATTACGACTATCTACATCTATAGAAAATCCAAATTTATTTGATATTCCAACTTCCTCTGCGGGAATTTTTTGTAATAAGTCAAAGGCTTGATTATTTTTTATTACTCTCCAATCAACACCGTCATTATCAATCCATACCAAGTCGTTATTGTCAATTGTACCTTGTGTAAGAATATTTGCTTCGTTAATATTTTCTACTCTTGATGACACTAAACGAGTTAGTAAACCACGACAATCGTCAATGTCACTAACCGTAAGATCAGTATCAATAATAAGTTCATTAACATTAACTGCTAATACCTTAAAAAATCCTTGAACTGTTGAAGTTTCTTGTGTTACTATAGGTATAGTAGTTGAATCTTCTTCGCCCCTAGTTGATATTATTAAATCGTACAATCCGATAATGTCGCCTGCTTTAATATCTGTAGCTGCTTTGTTTAGAGATAATTTAAATTGATTTTTTGTAGGATCTCCTATTGATACTGCATTAGCATTACCTACAAGTTTTGTAACAAGATAATCTGATAAGACATGTTGATAAACATTCCATGATTGTTTTTCTGTGCCTACCCATACATAATTTTTGTTAGAAAACTCATCAATATTAATATTTAAAATATCATAATATGAAGGTACAATAAACTGCACATCTTCCTGATTTACATAACCTGCATCGCGGGTGTATCCTATGCTAGATTCTCTAACAGGAAAAGGCTTATGATTATAATTAAGCGGTTTTTTAAATACTTCAAATGGACGTATGCGATATATTAAATCTGTCTCGCCGCCAGGTACAGAACTAACTAGCTCAAATGGCTGTGGAGTATTTCTAAATTTTGATTCATCTAATTTAAATTCAACTTCGTCGAACCCTTCGCTGGCACCATATTGACCTTCTTTAATGGCCCATTCTACTTCGTCATTTATAATATTTTCTAAGTATTCACGCTTTTGATAACCAATTAAATGTTGTGCAAGTTTTTGTTGTGTAACATCAAAGTTATCACTATCTAAATTATAAAAATCTGCAAACTGATTTACTTTATATTCAAAATTTGTAATCAAACCTGATTCAGGTCGGCTAGGTAATCGTGCCCAACTGTTTATTTCAAAATTTTCAGCACCTGCTATTTTATTTTTAGCTGTATAATAAAATTCTTTATATTTTACTAAATCACCAATAGCATAATCAGTCCATTGTTTCCAGTCTGTAACAGTGGCTGCATCATATAAGAATCCAGGAATATTTAAACTACCGTCCCAGTCAGAGGTCCTGTATCCTAGAACTTTAATACGTTCTTGTCGATAACCAGTAGGTTGATCATAAATTACATCGCCAAACACTGTAAAATTGTCAATTAAAACTATGTGTTCCTTTTGAACTACTGGAACTTGTATGGCATAAACTCCGTCAGCGGTATTCTTTGGACGTAATTGGAAGTTGTTAGGATCAGTCCTATTAATTCTACTAAATTCTTCTACTAATTTTTTACCGTCTGCTTTAAGAATAGAGTAACCGTAAAAATTGTCATAGATATTATCAACAATACTATACTCTGTAGTAAAATTAATTTCATCGGCTGCTGGGCTTAGAGCTAATAATGTACCTTCTCCCCAATTTTGAGTAGTCCAGAATAAAAATTCTCTAGCACTAGTTTCCCAGTTAGAAATAATCTTTTCTTCGCCGTCATAATACTCAAATCGGAATCCATTAGCTTCTAACCAATTACCATAACCTAATAGAAAATCAACAATTTCTTGGACTGTTTTAAACAATGTGCCGTAAGGAATAGTTATAGGCTGAAAGGTATTAAATTTCTTACTAAATGTTGCTGATCGGCCGCCTTTTAATGGCAGTGCAGGCAATTTAGCAAATTTAGTTACGTCAAACACTCCAGTTGCAGTATGAGTTGTAATTACTTTATAATAAGCATTATTATATTCAACATTTGAGCCTTCTCTATATAATTGTCCAGATTCCCAACGTGTGAAAATCTCAGAGATTCCTCCTACATTTATTAACGTATCGCGTTGTGTTTTAAAAGGTTCAAAGTAAGTAAATGTTGGTGATTCAGAATCATAACCTCTAATAATAAATCCAGATTGTCGTTTTTCAACTATAACACCACTATAGCTAATTGTTCGTAATGGAGAACTAGTGTTTAAGAAAACTCTATAGTTTTCTTCTGGAACAAAAACGTTACCTTTGTTTAACGGTGTTCTTGAATCTAAAATTAATTTAAATTTAGATTTGTCAGTAAATCCACCTAATCTAATAGTTAGATTATTTTTTATAGACTTTAGTCTAGTATTATAATTTTTAAAATTTGCAGTTACACTTGATGCCATATAGTCTGCAATATAATTAACTACTCCCAATGTTAATACTTGTGTTGTATCGTCAACAGTATTAGGAAATAAAATGTCTGCAAGTTGTATATGTCTGCCCGAGTCTTTATAAACTATATGTCCAAGTTTATTTCGAATCTGTCTAGATCTATCAAAACCTGTAGCTAATAGTCGAGTTGGTTGATTTATTGCCCAACTTGCTAACATTGCAAACGGGTATTCGGAACTCTTTCTCCAAGCTAATTCAACAGGAGAATAATCACCAAATTTAAAACTATTTTTAATATCTAAACTATCATACTTTAAACAAATATTAGCATCAGATGGGCTTAATAAATTTCCGTCTGCGTCTACTGGTAAGAAATTTTTCAAACCCGGGCGTGCATATTTAGAATTAATTTTAAATGGTTGACCAGGAATTCTTATTATACCTTGCTCTAGGTCTTCCCATAGTAATAAGTTTTCACTAGTATAAGGAGCAGGGCCGTATTGTTCTTCCCACCAATTTGGTTTAATTTTAAAACCTAACATTTCCCACGGATTGGTATTTGGTTTGTCAGTGTCATACACATGGTCAAACACTCCTCTCCACCAACCTGGCAACGAAGTATTTGTTGGACTTCTTAAACTAGAATAATTAAAAGTAAAAGAATCTTCTCTGTCAAAATATTTGTGCTCAGTATAATCTTGATCTACTAATTGAAGCCATTGGACAAAGTCAGTAATAATAGGTTGATCAACTTCTTCTCGCGTAAATCCAGTGTTTCTAAATGCGCCTGGTTTGTAGTCATTCAAGTCAAATAGGTCAGCATTATAATCTATTTTAATATTATTAAATATTCTTCTTTCTAATTCTAAAATTAATGCATCTCTAAAATCATCATACGCTGCAATTATACTACCGTCGTGGCCTTGAATAACTTTAACAGAATTATTGTAACTATTGTCTATATAAATTTTAGGTTCAAATTTAGGATATAATCCTAATTTAGTTGGCGTAGGCGGAATATAACTTCCGTTAGTAGATTCGTACTCGTAGATATCGAGAACATCGCCAAATTCTTTTTGTACCGTTACTATTAAAAATCCGTTATCATTAAACTCATAATCTTTCTGATATAATAATTGTTCATTATTAATGTATACTCCAACAGCCCTTGTATTAATTTCATTATACTTAAAAGGCTGCGTTAGTGAATAAAATCTTGAGTCAGGATCTTCTACAGTTATTCTGTTTCTAATAGCTGCTCCGTAAGGAAGCATATCACTAGAATAGAAAGGCATTTTATTAATTTTATCTTTATTAATTTCAAGCAGTATTCGATCAACGTGTTCTTTAACTGGACCTTCATACCCTAACGAGCTTGCAATCTCTAAAAATTGACGTTTAAATTTACCGTATTCTCTTCGTGCGTATCGAATTGATTTAACTAAATTAGCTTCTCTATCAAGCAAGTGATACATTGATAGATTTAATGGCGAGGAATGTTTTATGAACTTACGGCCGTACTTACTTAAATCTGTTATATCACGTAAATTTCCTGTTCCTGGAAATACCCCTGTAAATGCTTGTAAATTTTCTACAATACTTGCTACATGATCATTAACTTCGCCTAGTGTGAAATCTGTTACATCTTCATTAAGAGGATTTTTTTCAAGATTAGCAGCAATTTCGTAATAACCGTTTTCGTTTTTTGCAGTATTAGAAAAACACTTAAATTTAATTACGTCATTAAGTTTAATATTTTTAATGAACTTAACTGCTTTAAACTTGTCAGCAGTAAGTACTAATTCATAATCTACCCCTTCTTTAACTACTTTGTTATTTACAAACACCCTTACTAATAAATCAGTAAGGAATCCACTTTGATCAAAACAATTAATAGGATAATTTATTTTAGTGTTATCATTAATATATTGTAGTATTACAGCTTGAGACGAAAGTTTATCAGCTTTAGTCCATGCACCTAAATTAATAAAATTATTTTTATCTGTATATTTTTTTAAATAACCAGAAGCAATTGGAACTGTTTGAGGAACTGTATCAATCTGATATTCAACTATATCAGAATTATAATCAAAATCAAATAAGATATCGCCTACGTTATCAATACTACGGTATACCAACGGAAACCCTAATACAGAATCAGCTGTGCCAACTCCAGTCTTATAACTGAAAATTTCAGTTCCTTTAAAGTTTGATGCTTCGTATTTTGACGTATCTGCAAACGAGACGCCGGCGGCATCGTATGCATCAAACAGTGGCGGCTGATTAACTTGTGTTTTTTCCTGGGCACGTTTCCACTCTGTACCGTTAAAGAACCACATAGATCCTGTGTAGGTATTTCCTTTAGTTACTAGTACGTTTTCGTTTATCTGAGGTAAAGAATCTTCTGTTTCTCGTAGTGCGATCTGTCCTGCTACACCACTACCTGTAAATTTAATAAATTCAACCTTAAAAATTCTTCCTCTTACTAACGGATCAGTGTCTGCTAAAAACAATATTCGCATTCCGTTTCTTAACTGAACTCCGTCAACACTATACCCTAGTGTTCCTTCAATACTGGAAAATGCATCTACGCTAAAATCATCTATTAAATCAATAACAGGTTTTGTTGTTGTACCAAAATTAAATAATTTTAAATTAGCTTCAAATTCAATAATTGGTCGATTGGCTCTTGCAGCTTGATCAAGATTTGCTGGTTGATTATTAATACTTGCTACTAATTCTATGACATCTTTATGGAACCATCGATTATATCTACTCCAAAAATTGCCGTCGCTAGATGCTCTATTAATTACAATGTAATCTTTATCTCGTGGAAAACCAATTGCAGAGCTAAATGGTAATCTATCAAATCCGTCTTCGGTGTCAAAAGGAACGTTTAGGTCAATGCCTACCGGAAAAGATACTTCAACATCAATGTCGGATATTAGTTTAATCTTATCTCCAACACCTTCTACATACCACTCAGAGTTTGAATATATTGCTGGGATTACTTCTCCAACAAATCTAATTTTCATACCGTTAGTTACACTCCATCCGGCTTTTGTAGTGTATGTTTTTTTACCTAAAATTTCTGTTTCTACATCAATAAAACTAGATTCTTCAATATTTGCTACGCGAATTACTCCGCCAAGATTAATATTATTATCAGCTACATAAAAAATTTCATTAGGAGTAGCTTCATTTAAAGTTATTTCAATAACTCCGTTTTCAACTGCCTGGGCATTAATTCCTTGTTTAATTAAAAATGCATCATCAAGGGTACGCTGTGTTCTAAAAGTAAGAGGTAAACCCGGTGTATTGATTTCAAACCTATATGTAACTCCTCTAAATAATTTAAAATTAGGATTAGGAGTTAATCCGTCAGGCGAAAAAATATAAGAATAATTGTCACCGTTATCTTGCAAAGATACAGAATATGTACTGGTTATTTCTTTAACATCACCAACAATATTAAGTGTTTGGGGACCTGTGGGTAACCAATAGTATTCTCTAAAATTTGTAAATTTATCCCAATTGATATGGGGATCCCAAGTATAAAATTCTTCTTTGTTTATATTACTATGATTGCGATTAACGCCGCCAAAGTTTTTAACTTGATTAATAAGGTCATTATAATTTTTAAAAAATTCTACATTACCTAATGCGTCTGTAATTACTGAAGCTGGTTCAAACTGATAATCCTCTCTGTCTTTGGAAACATCTGCTATATATGTGTCTGATGGATTAAACGCTGTAGCAGTTTTTCTGCCAAAGTATCCGTTAAGTTTTTCTGCCACGCCGGGCTGTAGTAACTGATCAAGGGTGCTTGATAAGAATTTAGTATTAGATTCTGTTCGAAAATATTTTGGAAGATGAATTTCACTTTTTCTTTTTTCAGATCCGTCACCTGGTAAAGGTAATTCTGTTTGTCTATCATCGTATGCCATTAATTGTATCCTCCGGTAGACGAACTTTGTATTCCTACATTAGTACTAGTTGACTGGGTAATCACTCTTCCGCCTGCTTTTAATCTAGACGCTGTAATAGCATCTATTATTTCAATATCATCAACTGTTGCTCCGCTGATAAAAATTTCATCTGCTTCTGCCTTAATTTCAAACAATGATCCAAATGCTTGAGAATCTTGGAACGGCACTATAACAAATGTTACTAAATCTGGTGCCATTCTATTCATAACATAACTGCTTAATTCAGAGAAATAAAACGTTTCGCCAAACTCCCAATTTTCAAGTGCAAAAAATTGTGACATAGCTGATATTACTCTTGCTTTTATATCGTTATCATTTAATACCATGTCAGGATTTTTTACAACTTTAAATGTTGCTTTTAAATCATCACTTGCATTTTTTCCAAACAGTATCTTATACTTAACTGGATGATAAATTATTTCGTCACTAAGTGATTTAATTTGATTAAGTTGGGAACTATAATTTATAAACAACTGATCACTACTTGGTGGTAATGGTTTAGTTATTATTTCTTCAGTTAACCAAAGTCTAAAACTTGTATCGTATGCTTTTGTTAGCAAATATAAATCAACAATATTGCTTGCGCTAGGATCAATCCTTGAATTAGAATCCGCAGCATGAATATAACGGAATTTAAGTTTATCTCTGCCAAGGCGAGCTTTATAATTAATTGATAACTCCAACACACCTCGTTCCTTATTCCATACTTCAAAAATATCTAGATCAATGTAATAAAAAACTTGGCCGTCGTTGTATGCGCTTAGTGGTAATAGGTCAGCTTTCCTTGCTAGTACAATTATTTGTTGAGTATCATTGGAATAAAAATTAAAATCTTCAACTCCGTCTTGTGTTAGATATTTTTCAAACATAACATATTTTTGTGTTTGATTAACTTGTGGTGATACGATTTGTTCAAATAATTCTACATCATCAACTACTCCGTCTTCGTCGTCGTCATAAAAACTAACTTCTATTTTTTTACTGTCAACATAACCTTCAGTATCACGATAAGCTTCAACTATTTCCCAGTTAAAATCTTTAGTGAACGAGTTTGTTTCATCAGGTTTATTATTAACGTTTAATACTGTTATAGTATCTTTAACAATTTTGCCAGTTTTTGTGTTGTATATCTTGTCGCTGCTATCGTAATAAAACCGAATTTCTTGATCACTTTCAAATACAAATCTCATAGCTCGATATGTAATAGTATATCGCTCGCCGTCAGTTTTAAACCATACAAGCCAACTAGAATCTAACCGCTGATTTGTAGCATCACCTGTTTTACCTGTAGAAAATTCAGATGTTGTGTTTAAATTATTTTCTGTAATAACACGCCACTGACCGCTAGTTTGATCAAAACGGATACCAAAAGTTCTGTTAGCAAATATTTGATCAATTATTTGAGCCTTAACTTCATCAGTTAAATCGTTAGGTAATGTTGGTTTAATTTCTGCAAGAATTGCTCCAATTGGAGATACTCCTGCTGTTGGTCCTGGTATTATGTCATTGAGTGCTACAGGTCCAAATCCGTCATCTGTATTGTCAACTCCTGGGCCGTTGACACTTAACACTTTAACCCAATTATAATAAGACGCACCTAGACTGTTAGCAACGCCGGTTCGCATGGTACCATCAGGAACGAAATGATTAGTTGATAGGTCCGCTGCTGTTGGAACAGTTTTTGGTCGGAATCCAGGTGCTACTAATTTTATCATGGCTCCTGGACGTACTAGACTAAGAATAGATGCTGTAAAACTACCCAGTCTTGATTTTACCTCTTCTCTATTTTTAAAATATCCTGTGCTTAGATTAGTTTCTTTAGTTTCTTGGACCCAGTTAACTCCTAAGTCGCTAGTTAGAATTTTTGGAAATCTATCGTGATAATAATTTCTAAGTTTTTTATCATTGAGGATAGGAACGATTATATTTTCTACTGCTCCTTCAACGTCTGTTCGAGTATTAAAAGTAAAACTTTTTTGTAATTCTAAAAATTCTTTATACACAACACCGTCGTTCCCAAACAGGGTAGTTTGACTATATTTTCCTGTAGCGTCTATTAAGTCAAAGTAACGACTTATTCCGCTTGATGTTCTGTTAACTGCTTTAACTTTAATAATTTCTTGATTAATACCTAGAGGTGCTATTTGATAGTCCTCACCAGTTATCATTCTATTTTGTGTATAATATGTGCTAGGAGCATTTAATTTAATGCTGTCGTTACTTTCGCTAGGACTACTATTATCAACTGTATATTTTAGTTCAAAAGTTATAACTATTGATTCTTCTTTGCCTAATTTGCTTAGATACGGAATTGTAATAGAAATAGCTCGCATATCTTCAGGGCCAACAATTAATCTATCTGGTAGACTTGTTCTATAATATATCTTAAATTGACCTTTAGGTAATTCTCCAAATGTGCCGTCGGAGAATATTAAATTAATTCTATCACCTACACGAGTTAGTACACTATAAATGTTTCTATTTTTTTTGTTTACACTATTATAGATTACGTTATTGCCTTCTAGTGCATCAACCTTAGTCCATAATTCTGTTTCATTGCCAAATGAATCTAAACGATAGAGCCATACATCGGAGTTGTTAATGTTAGGAGACTCAATAGAAACAGTTTGATTTGAGATAGGCGCCGAAATATTAAACAATCCTTCGTCTAGATTTCCTTGTCTAAAATGTGAGAAAAATCCTGTGTTTGAGCTTGCTGGACCACGTCCGTCGTCTCGATATATAAAAGCAAAATTATTTCCTGGGAAGGGAGCTTCTTCAAGAATATTTCCATCAGATACATCAGTTGAAACTATTTCAAAAGTTGTAGCTCTGCCGTCAATTGTTTTATTAAATGAATAAACAGGTAGTTCTGAATTTGTACTATTCAATCTATATTGATCTGTAGGAATTCCATTAACGTTGTCTTTTTTAACTGGGCGACCAAACGTACCATTAACAGGTAAGGCTGCATTTATTACTTTTATAAACTGTTCGTACCAATCAATATTACTAGGATCATTCCATACTATAGTTTGATTTTGTAAATTAATGTTATTGCTATCGCGAATTTCTTCTGAGGTTCTAACTGATGCAATTTTTAATAATCCATTGCAAGATTGTACTCTCTTAGGATTATAAGAAAGTAATCGAGCTAGTCGTAATACACTTTCACGTCTGTCTGCTAATTCTAAGAAATTTTCTCTAGCGTTTAAATCTATACGGAAAGCAATATTTTGCCCAAGGAACGCTATTAAGTCTACTAACGCAAGATATTCGCTTGATTCAACATAGTCATTAAAGTCTTCGGGATAATTTTCTCTTAGATACGATATCATCGTACGTCTTAGATTATCAAAATCATAACTTTGAAAATCTGCATTGCGAAAAGATTGGTAGACACGCTTCCAATCTTCTGCAAGTAATAATCTATTTTGTCTATCTGTAGATGACATGTGCGCTTTCCTTAACTATATCAATATTTATTTGATTTGAAAAGTGCGTAGTTAATTGATGAACCCAGCTTTTTCGTCAAACGTAAATTGTAATTTTTCTACAATTGAATAAGGCAAATATACCAATTCACAATCAATCCGAATTGCATGTTCGTAAGGTTGCTTGACATCAATCTTATTAACCTTGACTCTTGGATCATAATTAACAATCCTAGAAATATTTTGAATTATTGCATTTACAGTATCGTCTGTTAGAGGTTCAAAAATAATGTCCCAAATTATAGTGCCAAATTCTGGATCACTTAATTTTTCACCTTGCCTAATATGAAAGTGATTTATAATATCTTGTTTGATAAGAGCAATATCATAAAGTGCTGGACTAGAATTTGTAGAATTTACTGTGCTAAATCCTTTATAAGTAGGTGCTGCGGTTGCAACATTATCGTTGGATCTAGATCTAGTTGACTTAACTGATATTTGTTTATAAAGATTTTTTTCTAGTGCGCTCATAATATATTTACCTTATTTTGTAGGCTTCTTAAATGTGTCAGCGATTGGTGGAAAATTAAATGGCGGTAGTACTGCATCTGGATCTTCTTCTGTAGGACTAATCGCTTTAGTCTGCTCTGGTGTAAAATCCTTAGGGTTAAGATTTTCGTGTTCTCTCCACGGTTCGTGTTGAGGAACTCTTTTAGGTATAAATGCATCCTTTGCTTGAATTGCCGTAACTGAGCTATTCATAAAAATTTTGCCTTTGACTGTAGTTTCAATATGATCTAATTCAGCTCTAATATGTGTACTGCCTTTGGCATATATTCTGCCATCTTTGTCTGCTTTAAGTTCTATATTTTCTATGGCTTTTACAAAAACATTAGCACCAGCTGTTGCATTAATATTATTTTTTGCTCTAAAGTTAATATCTCTACCTGCTGAAAAATTAAGATCATTTTCTGAATGTACACTGATTGAATCTTTAGCGTAAATATCAATTTTGCCGTTGCCAGTCATTTCAATCCAACTGTTACCGCTACCGTGGGAAATGTAAATTAAATCTTCAGAGTTATGAAATACAATTTGATGACCTGTTCTTGTTTTAATTCGCACTAGCTCATTTGCAGGATGAAGTACGTTGCCGTCTTTTTCTCCGTTTTCTACACTAGCATATTCTAATGGGCCAGCGTCGGTTCCGCTGGGTGGCTTCTTACGAAGAAGACTCATGTCTCCATCGTCCATTACAAACGAACTACCCCCCAATCGATTAAATGGCACGTTAATTCTTGAGCCTTGAGGCCCGTATTCAGCTTTTGGTCCTTTTACATCATATGGGCCCGGGGTTGACATTCCAAACACCATACTAGGTGCTTCTCTTCTAGCACTAGAGGTTGTTGTTCCTCTTATATGGTCAGCTGTAAGGCCTTGGATTTCAAGTTGGTCAAATGCAATGTTGTTGTACGGTTTAATAAATTTTGTAGGATCTCTACCCGAGGCAGTTTCTACTTTTTTATTATATTCACCAACTGGTAAAGCAGTAGCTTTGTCGAAATCATTGAACGTGGTAGCAGCATACCCTGGTAACATAAAATTTGTATATTCGTCTTGTACGCAGCCTATCCAATACGGATTACCAAAATTATTTTCTGTGAACAACACAAGCACTAATGAGCCAGGATCAGGAGGTATTGCCCACCATCCGTAACTTTTTTGTGTATTAGCATAACCACTATTTTTGGTCATATCTTTATACGGTGTTATTCCGTAAAAAGGACTCATGTATTTTGCTTGAACAATTTGTCCTGTGCGTCTTGTTAAGTTACCCGACTCTGTTGACTTTAATAGTTCAATTTCTAAAGACCCCATAAACTTTGTATCGAGATGACTAACTACCATTCCTACATATATGCCGGAAGGGTTTTGCTCTCTAGGGGCAGTTCTTGAATCAGTTGACATTATGGAGGTCCTGCATTTGCGTCTTTTTCATCTATTTGATTTTTCTTAGATCCAGTTACTAGTGCCTTAGCATCTTTAAATAATGATACTGCTGAACTTGCAAGGCCCTCTAATGTTAAGTCTTGGCCACGTTTTCGCACTAGGTCTAATTCTTGTGTAAATTGACCTTTACTAAACTTGTTGTTTACTAAAATAACTTGATATACTCCGCTAAACATACCTATAGGTAAAAACCCTCCTAGAGGATATTTCACAAAGCCGTCTTCGCCATCATAGTCTATAGGAGTTCTAAAATTTAAAACTACATCTACTTCACCTTTTCTAGGATTTAACGATCCTTCTATAGTTATTGCTTCGTTTATTGGATTTTCAATTCCTAAATAATTTCCTAAACCTGCGTCTATAATATAAAAGGGATCTCCGTGTATTGTTAATTTTACATTAATTAAATCTGCATCACTGTTTAATATAGAATCATTAAACATTCTAGCTATAGAATTCTCAACGTGTTCTTTAGCGCCGCCACCTTTTTTACCTGTCTGAGGACCTGTTGAATTATTAACTGCTGCTGAACCTTCAGCAGGCGCAGGAGACGGAACTGGTAACGGGCCTACAAAATTAGGATCAGGTGTACCAGCTGCCATACCATCTGGTTTTTTACTACCAGCCTGCATTTGGCCTCTAGTAGTTGAAATATTAGTAAAAAATGATAGATCAAAATTTAAATCAAAATTAATAATATCGATATTTTGTCCAGTGTAAATGTAGTTATATGCTTTAATAGCACTAGACTGTTTAATTAACGATTTAAATACGTTAGGTTTAGATCCTTCAATCTTTGCGGCGTCAATCTTAAAAGGCAAGATCCTATATACGAATATTCGAGGACTCCTTCCTATTTGTCCTACAGTTGTCCAATCTGTTACATTGTAAACATGAGTTTCAATTCTAAACCATGTTATTTTGCCTTTAGCATCTGCTGTTTTCTCAACAAATTTTCTAGCATAGTCGCTGCTTAAAATAACTTCTTCGATCATTTCTTCAATAGTAGTTCCAGACTTAAATGTAAACTTTCTGTTTTCATCGCTAGTCTGCATTGCGCCACGCAGTATATGACCTTTATTATCCTGCATCTCAACAAAAGAAGGTTCTGCAAATGGCATTTTTCCGCCGTCTAAGAAACTTTTAACAATTTTAGAACTGCCTATATCGTTCCAAGAAACTTGTGCATTGGCTTCGGCACGAACAGCCTCACCAAGAGCTGATCTTGTGATTGACACCCCTTTTAATTCTTGTAATTTTTTTTCAAACTCTGGAGGAATGTTTCCTCCTTTAATTCCAGTGAGTGCTTCGTACAGTTGCTGGCGTGTGCTAGACGACGATGTAACAGCACTTGTAGAACTAGTAACTCCGCCTACTGCGCTAGAGATAAAATCACCTTTAGGAAAACTAATCACATATTGATCAGCAGTATTGACTTGGCCTGCTTCTTGAAGTTTAATCATTGTCTCATTTAACACGCTGGTTAAACTATTAGGTCCTGATTGTAAAATTTCACCTACTGTTGATCCTCTAACGTCAACGTCTGTTTTTGCTTCTCTATTAGTATTTGTTAAGGCTATTTCATTATATGGAACCGCAGACACGCTGTAAACTGCGCCAGCTTCGGTGACATTCATATCAGCTTTAATAAGTTTAATTGGAATATGCCTCTTTGAAAAGAACGGTGATTTAATATTACCCTCATCATCGTAACCAATAAATTCTACTGATAATAAAAACGGTGCTTCAATATAATTTAAATGTCCAGCAACTAATGCCGCTGTTCTAAGATTCTGTAAAAACTGGCCCATACTGTATGGTTCAATTACATTAAAATTAATCGCCATTGCGTTAGAATGTCTAGTCCTAGAATTAGGTGCAATATATGAATCAATTGTTACATCATCAATAAAAAATTCAACTACTCCGTCTGTCTCATATATAGTGGGAAGTTTTTTTCCACCAGTGCCTCCGCTTCTAATTATTTGTATTAAAGGGCCAACTGTTCTGTAACTTAACGGATAGTTTAATTCTAAATTAGTCAAACACGACAGAGTAAAAATATAATTGTAACTAGCAAATTGGTCTAGTTCATTTCTGTAAGGTGGAAATCCGCGTCCTAAGAGCGCCAGGGCGCCTCCCAAAGTAGGATTTTGAATTAATTCAACAACTGTGTTAACTTGACGTGCTACATCAACTACAGGTTTAATTGCTGCTCCTACCACAGCACCTGCAACTCCTACTACAGCAGACGCTGCGCCGCCAACAACAACATTTGCTGTTCCTAATGCAATGCTTCCGCTAGTGTTTATACTAGACTGCACTAGATTAGATGCAGTGGTAGTTATTGTATTACCCCCAGGGGTAAGTACAGGGTTACCGTTGGCGTTTACTTGGGTGACCAATGTTAGACTCCTAGTTGTCTAGATAAATTAGGACCTTTTGGTAGATAAATTTCTATACCTGGTACTAAATCGTAAATAGGATCTTTAATTATATCCATGTTACGTTGAGAAAATACCCACCATAACTTAGTTGTTCCGTACAGGTCGTAGGCTAGCAAATCTGGTCTGTATGCATACTGTGTCTGTACAACATATTTTATATCGTCATTCTCAGCAGGTATTGGTCTTATTTCTAAAATGTCTAGATAAAATTCATTTATAATAGGAGTAACGTGCCACGGAGATGTATTAACATAAGCTGCCATTAAATAAATCCTTTTCCATTAACAACATACGAACCATTAACAAATGCATCAAGACTAAATTGTGTAACACTTTTTCTACTGTATAGTGGTTGCACGGTTACAGACATCTGACTTCTTGTTGGTACCCAAGAGCCGTTTTCGCCTAAGCCTACTTGTATGTAGTCAACATCATTAGGCAAATCTACTGTAAACATTGTTACTACTACAGGTACATTTTTAAAAACGTAATCACCGTATCCGTTTAATTTAACTACTGGAGGAGGACTACCTTGATTTGAACTTGCACCGTACGCCATTTTTGTAATTGATCGCAAATAATGTACTGCGGCTACCCAATATTCGCCTTCTCTTGGATTCTCTATTAGAAACTCTCCAATAATTGTCATTGCACTCACTTGACTGTTCTGATAAGCAGGAAAAGGATAATTACTATGCGTCGGTGTTAATGCGTTATAGTTTGCTTGATGTTCTATAATAATTTGAGGAGTGTAAGGAAAACAGAAACCGTTAGTTTCTAACAACGGCTGTAAAAGCGGACTGCTTTTGTAAAGCTGTGGTATGGATAAACGAACTCTCCAGTCAAGATCGGTCTCAGATCCCCAATTAGCATCTGTAAATGCAATACCAGTTGTAGGTACTGCACCGGGGAGCAGTCCAATTGACCGTAGAGCTTTACCAAACCCAGAATCAGTTACTAGTTTAGTTGCAGCGGCACTTACTGAACCCGAAGCTCTGTTAAATGCATCGCCAGCGGACCCTATAAAGTTATCAACACTACTTCTTACATCAATTGTCATATCTTAGTCTCCTTACATTATTTAGTTGACTTTTTTATGTGAGTATATTATAATAGTAGTACGAACGGAGAATTATGAGAAAAGTCAATTATTTAAATAACAAAGATTTATTACTAGAAATACATAGATCAAAAAACACATACAGCAGTTACGAAATGCCCGAATATGCTGATTACGATATAATTCTTACTAGTTTGGATAAGATCAATATTCGAACCATAGCAGAAGCTAAACGTAATAAAGCTAAACGACTAAGTCAAGAAGCATATGAACGTCGAAAGACAGCTGGTGAAAAGGTAAAGCAAGCAGACTGCGAAGTAGACTATAAAAAAATTGCAAAGACTGAGCTAATATTTCGAGTTATGACGTTTGAACACATACCAGACGAAGCTGGTAGAGAGAAAAATCCAAAGACTGTAGCAGACGGAAAATCTAAATTAAACTTTCCGCCGTTCCAACATTGGAAATACAACGACGAAGACCAATTAGATTGCGTTGGAAAAAGCCATTGGAAAGGCACTGTCGAAAAAGGCAAATTTTCTAAAGATCACGGTCAGGCTACTAATAAATTAGCTCTTATGTGGATGAAGTTATGCGAACGCTATGCTACACGCGGTAATGTTCGAGGTTATACCTACAACGACGAAATGAAGGGACAAGCTATACTGCAATTGACTCAAATAGGTCTACAGTTTGATGAATCTAAGTCAAATAATCCTTTTGCATATTATACAGCCGCTGTCACTAATTCATTTGTAAGAGTAATTAATATTGAAAAACGTAATCAAAACATTCGCGACGATATCTTAGAGCAGAATGGTATGGACCCTAGCTATTCTAGACAAATGAGTGGAGAATGGGAAAATGCAATGCGTAGAGAACGAGAACATTCTGGAGAATAAACTGTTGACAAAACAGCTAAAAGAACTATACTATATAAAAAGAGATTTCTATTTTGTTTAAAAAAGCAGCCGTATTTACAGACATTCATTTTGGCCTTAAAGGCAATTCAAAAGTACACAACGACGATTGCGAAGAATTCGTAGACTGGTTCATCGATCAAGCAAAGAAAAACGGTTGTGAGACAGGAATTTTCTGCGGAGATTGGCATCATAATCGAAACAGTCTAAATATCACCACTATGGACGCTACTTTACGTAGTTTAGAAAAGTTAGGTGCAGCCTTTGAGCAGTTTTTTTACTTTCCTGGCAATCATGATCTATATTATAAAGATCGTAGAGACATTCATTCAGTAGAATTTGGCAAATACGTACCGGGTGTTACTGTTGTAAACGAACTAACTGTAGTTGATGATGTTGCACTTGTGCCCTGGTTAGTAGGCGACGAATGGAGGAAAATACAAGTATGTAAAGCAAAATACATGTTTGGTCACTTTGAATTGCCTCATTTTTATATGAATGCAATGGTACAGATGCCAGATCACGGTGAACTTAAAGCAGAACATTTTGAATACCAAGACTATGTGTTTTCAGGACACTTCCACAAGCGTCAAGTTAAGGGTAAAATACATTACATCGGCAACGCTTTTCCGCACAACTATGCTGATTCTGGCGACGACGAGCGCGGTATGATGATTTTAGACCGAGAAAATAATAAACCACCTGAGTATATTAATTGGTGGAACTGTCCTAAGTATCGTACAGTTAAGTTATCAACCCTATTAGACAAGACAGAAGAAATAATCAAACCTAAAATGTATCTGCGTGTAACGTTGGATCTTCCTATTAGTTACGAAGAAGCACAATTTATCAAAGAAACATTTATAAAAAATCACGATTGTAGAGAAATTACACTAATTCCTCAAAAACAAGTAGAGGAAATTACTTCTCAAATTGATATTAAAGACTTTGAGAGTGTTGACGAAATCGTTAGTAAAGAAATTGGTGCTATTGACTCCGAACAATTTAATAAAAAGTTATTGCTAGACATCTATAACGAGCTATAATATGCTAAAAATTAAAGATTTAACTGTAAAGAATTTTATGAGTGTGGGTAATCAGACCCAAGCTGTAGATTTTAATAAAGAACAGCTAACACTAGTACTAGGCGAAAACTTAGATCAAGGCGGTGACGACAGCGGAAGTCGCAATGGTACTGGCAAGACTACTATTATTAATGCACTAAGCTATGCTCTCTATGGTACAGCGTTAACTAACATTAAAAGAAATAATTTAATTAATAAGACCAATAGTAAGGGCATGTTGGTTACACTGCATTTTGAAAAAGACGGGCAGGATTATCGCATAGAGAGAGGGCGTTCTCCTAACATACTCAAGTTCTATGTTAACGACCAAGAACAAGAATCAGTTGACGAAAGTCAGGGCGACAGTAGAGAAACACAGAACTACATTAGCAATTTACTAGGTATGAGCCACGATATGTTTAAGCATATTGTTGCGTTAAACACTTACTCTGAACCATTCTTAAGCATGAAGCAGAATGAACAGAGAGATATTATTGAACAACTGCTAGGTATTACTTTACTTTCAGTAAAGGCAGAAGTTCTTAAGGAACAAGTACGTGCTACTAAAGATGCTATTATAGAAGAAACAGCAAAAATTAATGCTGTACAGGCCGCAAACGAAAAAATCAATGTTGCTATTGAAAATTTAGGCAAGACTCAACGTGCTTGGCAGGCAAAAAAGACTCAAGATGTTACAAAATTGCAAGAAGCAATACAGGAATTAGAGCATCTTGACATCGATGCCGAACTAGATCTACATGAAAAACTTGCTAATTGGTCTGAGCTAAACAATAAAATAACCGCCTTAAACAAAGAGAAAAGCACACTAGAGAGTGCTCTAATGCAAGCTGATAAAACTGTAAAAAAGGTTGAAAAAGACATCGCAAATTTAGAAGATGCGCTGTGTTATACCTGCGGACAACCCTTACATGACGATAAAAAAGAAGAAATTCTTGCAAAAAAATTAAAAGAATTTAAAGACGCAGACGCTTATAAATTAGAAGTTGCAGGTAAGTTAGAAGTTGTTATGCTTGGACTTAGTACCATAGGCGACATTAATGGACGCCCTAATACTTATTATGAAACTGCTAAAGAAGCATACGCTCACCGAGGTAACGTAGATAATCTTCGTACAGCATTAACAAATAAACAAGCAGAAGAAGATCCGTATCAAGCACAGATTGATGACCTAACACAGACAGCACTGCAATCTATCGACTGGTCTGTTGTTAACGATCTTAATAATCTTAAAGAACATCAAGAGTTTTTACTTAAATTGTTAACAAACAAAGATAGTTTTATTCGTAAAAAGATTATTGATCAAAACTTAGCGTACCTAAACAATAGACTTACATATTATCTTGATAAGCTAGGGTTACCACATCAAGTAGAGTTTCAAAACGATCTAAACGTACAAATTACTCAGCTTGGTCAGGATCTAGATTTTGACAACCTAAGCAGAGGCGAGCGAAACAGACTTATATTAGGATTGAGCTTTGCATTTCGTGATGTATGGGAAAGTTTATACCAAAACATTAACTTATTGTTCATCGACGAGCTAATTGACAGCGGTATGGATACAGCAGGAGTTGAAAATAGTTTAAGCGTTCTTAAAAAGATTGGACGAGAACGAGACAAAAATATATTTTTAATTTCTCACAAAGACGAACTTATTGGTCGTGTAAATCATATTCTTAAAGTTATTAAAGAAAATGGATTTACTAGCTTTGCAAATGACATCGATATTGTAGAGTAATGGACGACACCCACGATCAACTAACACAGGCATACTTAAAATATTTTAAGGCAAACGAGGCTTTTGAACAGCGCAATTCTGTACGGACACACAAAGCAAGTCGAAAATGGCTTAGAGAAATTCGACGCTTATCAAAGTTACGTATGGACGAAATACATACTAGGCACAAACAAAAATATCCTAACCAAAACGAAGAGGCAGACGACGCAGACTCCGATAACTAGTTCATGCAGTGGACTTATCAAGGAATCATCGTCGATGAAATACCCGAAGACATTATTGGCTTTGTTTATTTGATAACGAATCTAACTACCGGGCGCAAATATATAGGCAAAAAACTAGCACAGTTTAAACGCACTAAACCACCACTCAAAGGCAAAAAACGCAAGCGCAAAACCACTGTAGAAAGTGATTGGCGAGATTATTGGGGCTCTTCAGAGAGCTTACAAGCAGATGTCGCATCATTAGGCCCGGAACAATTCACAAGAGAAATAATTTACTACTGTAAATCAAGATCAGAACTATCATACTTAGAGGCTAAAGAACAATTTGACCGCTGTGTACTTGAGACAGATGATTACTATAACGGTATCATTAATGTAAGAGTAGGCGGTTCTGTATCACTTAGGCAAGCTCTACAAGAGCGCAAGGCAAAATAATCCAACACTTAAGGTTAGCGGGCCAGTTTGTAATACCGCTGTGGAAAAAGCATCTGTGATAGGAGCACACGTAACATATTGATCGACTCCCCAGAGGGAGGAAGCCATCAAACAAATTGGGCTCACTGGTTGATATAGGTTGTCTGTTGGCGATCGAAAAACTGCGCATTACTCATAAAAACCTCTTGCACTAGGAACGAAGCAGAGGGTAATAGTAGCAATACTATATGTCGACGTAGGTACGGGAAAGGTTAGAGCCCGTTGAGTAGCAGCTAAAATACCTATTTCCAAGTCTCGGCTACTACAACTCACATGAAGTTAGCTTTTTGAGATTAGATGGAACCCGTAGTAGGTTCCGTCTGACTAAAACAATCTACATGAAATTTAAACGCTATCACTTCGTAATAGCGCAATGTATCATACTAAATTACTTCTTTAATTTAAAGAAAACAAGTTAGTTTGAGCGATAGCGAAAAACTTAATGAGCGTTAGCTCATTACTCTTAATAAATACATTATCACTAAGGATTACCACGATTATGCGAGTTTATGATGTTGTAAGTGCTAAAGATCAACTAAATGAAGAGTACGATGTAGTACCTCGTGGAAATCCGCCTAACAAACTTTTTGTTGTAATTGATCCAGAGTCTGGCAAAGAACTAGGATCATATCGTACTCCTGGACAAGCTCGTACCGCTGCTAAAGATGCAAATGCTAAAGTTCAAGCGGCTGCTGATAAAAAGGTAGCTGATGCTGAAAAAGCAGAAAAAGATAAACTTGATAAAATAAAATCAACGAATCGCTTTTATCGTAATCTAAAACTGTCTGCTGGCGGTCTTGGAATTCTTTTCGCAGGGTATTCAATTGTTGGCAGTGTAGATACACATGTTACAGAACAAACTGAATTATATAAGTCTTATAGGGCTGGTAATTTTGGTACTATGGGAAGTCCTGAAGCAGTAAAAAAATATGAAGAAAGATCAAAAGTAATTTATGGTGCTTGGGTAAGTTCAGCAGCGGCAACGATCTTAGCCAGTGGAGCACAAGCTGTAATTGCTGCAAAAATTATTAATGGAATACGGGCAGCACGAACTGCTGGCGCATTGGCTGCTGGATCTGCTACACTAGGAATAGGAGCATTAATTGCATACCTATTAGGCGAGGCTGCAAGTTATGGAGCAATGTGGTTAATTAACAGACCTAGTACAATAGAAGCATTAATAGAATATACTTGGAATGCTCCAGCAATATCATTAGCGTTTGCAACAGCTTCAAAATTTAATCCTGATGTGTCTCTCGATGATGATGTACAAAAAGACTTGAAGTATGCTATGGGTATGTCTCCGAGAGACAAAGCCGGTGTTGAGAAAAGTAAGCAAGACTATACATCTGCTAAGCCTACACCTGCTGCACCTGCTCCAACTGCATCGGCATCGGCGCCCGCTGCAAGTAGTTCTGCACCAAGTAGCAGCAGCTCTCAGTCTGAGCCTCCGAAGTCTGAACCTACAAGAAAAAATTGGGCTGCAGGATTAGATTAACGGCATTCCTGTCTTTTTAGCAGTCTCTATATTTTCTTCAATTACAGTATGAAGAATCATTAAGTCATCCATATCTGTGTCAGTGAATAATACATCTGATGCAACTCCGCCTCGCATGAACCAACAAATTTTATAGATGTTGTGCTTGAGTTGTTTAATTTCGTTTTCGTATTCTTTGGCTAATTGAGGTAATGCAGAGTCCGGAGTCTCAATTAGCCTCGACCGAAAAAACTTGAATAGTCTAAGTTTGGTAATATTTTATATTCGTGACTACAGGCACTACACGCAACACTACTAGGCTTAATGTTCCAATTCTCTAAGTTAGTTTCGTAAACTTTTTTAGTTTCTTCAAAATACTCTTTTTCGCCGTTTTCTAAAAAGTCAACTATAAACTGATGATGCATTTCTTTGTCACCGTCAGGCGTAGTTATTTCAACAACAACTTTTTGTATAGTGTTGATAGTAATAGAGTTAATGTCGTCAAATAATCTATTAACCTCAGCTTGTTGTTTTTCTTGGTCGTCTATTTGTGACACGTATTGATTAAGTTGTCGCTGAATAGTAAAACTTTTTTGTTGTATGTCAGTTAATTCTCTATAGTTTAACGGACGTATTCTAAAAATAAAATTGTTAATTCTAAATTCGTTTATAAAGTTAACTGAATTGTAGTGATCAAGTATAGATTGAATTGGAATACCGTACGCATCTTCGTTACTACACTCAGGACATTTTGAATTTATAGTGATATTTTCACCGTAAGTTGCCAATCTAATGGCAGCTAACACATAGTCAACATCAATTACAGGCATGGCCCATGCGTCCTTGATACCGGGTATACAACGTTGAATTGTATTAACAACAGCATTGCCTGTATAAAGTGCATCAGGAGTTTTTAATCGCATTTCATCGCTGGCTGTCATACTGTACACTTCAAGTTCAGTTGCCTTTTCTAGTGCGTTGCGAGGGTAAAAACTTCCCTTACTGGGTAAGTCAATTAACAATTTTGGTTCCCTCTTATACTTCTGAAGAGGACTTGAATAGTTTTCCATGTGTTTTTCCTAAAGATAAATATACAATAGCGTATTCATATTTATAAGTGCTAAAATACCAGGAGAAGCAGATTGGCTGAAAATGACAAAACCGTCTCAGATAAAGTAGCTACCGGTGCAGGTAATGTGTTTACGGGCACTGTACGCAAAGCTACTGCGGGTCTTAAAGGATTTGCTGGCGGTCTACTAGATACTAATCCTCAATTATCTGATCTTACTTCTGGTCTAGGAGCACTTAATTCAGTTGTAAAATATCTTGAAGGTGGCTTAGGTACACTGCAAGGGTTTTCAAGATTTGGTGTAGATTTTGGTATGAGTATTGGCAAGATGAACGAATCTGCCGCAGGTGCTAGATTAAAACTTGATGAAATGGCATCGCTGATAAGCAGCAATACTGATTTCCTTTTAACATTTGGCGATGGCCTAGTAGGAGTGTCTGATGGTGCTTCAAGATTCTTGGACATGCAGCGCAAGTTCTTTTTTACATTAGAGGGCCAATCCACTGAAACTTCTCTACAATTACAGCGATTAGGTCTAACAACTAAAGATATTAACGAAAGTTTCTTACAATACGATGCTATAGAAAATTATAGACGCAAAGGCCAACAACAAACAGAAGAAGAACGAAATGCATCTGCAATGGAGTTCACTAAAAATCTTGACAAACTATCTAAATTAACTGGTAAGCAAACACAACAGTTACAAAAAGAGATAGAAGCAAAAATGCGTCAGGGTGACGTAGCAGCATATCTAACTGAGTTAGATACTAAATCAAGAAAATCTTTCCTTGAAGGTTCTCAATTATTTAAAACTATGGGTCCTGCTATGCAGCAGTTGTTTGAAGATATGGTAATTAGAAAGTTTCCAGGAAAAGATGTTGCTCCGCTGGTTGCTATGATGCCTAAAACTGTAAAAGCATTTGAAGAATACGAAAGAGTTTTAAAGAATGGAACAGATGCAGAGCGCGAAGCAGCCCTTGCAGCAGCTCTAAGTACTGCGGCAGCAGAACAACAGTCAACTACTATGCGAGAACTAGCTAAATTAGGCGGCAGAGTTGATTCTAATATTACAGAATTGTACAGTAGAGTATTTGGTGAAGGAGCTTTTGGATTAGCAGAAGCCATTCGCCAAGTTCAAGATCAGTTTAAAGCTGAAGGAAAAAATGTTGATCTAGCAGGTGCTGAGTTCTTAGATAGAGTTAAGAAAAAGCAAGAAGAAATAATGAAAGGACCTAAAACAATAGATCCTAAGACAGGTAAAGAAGTTGAAGACGAAGGTCGATCAGCTGTTGAAGCCTTATTAAAATTGCAGGGTATTGCAAGTGGGATGGCGTTAGAAGCACAAAAACAAATTAGCGGACTATATAGTACTCTTGGAAAAAGTGCAGACGATTTTGCAAATTACTTAAGAACACAACTTAATGTCAAAAATGAAGTTGACAATATATTATCTACTGTTAGATCTACTTTAGGAATAGGTGGATCTGATATGGCAGCGGTAGTAGCTAACTCAAGTGCAGCAGTTAGAAATGCTATCCAAGCTAATAACCCAGAACTTGCTGCAGAAATTAATAAATTAGTTACTCAAATTAAAGAGTCGCCAGAAAGTGAGCGTACAAAATTAATTGAAGATTTAGCATCTAAAATAAAAGAAGCAATGAGTTTAACATGGGAAAATGTAAACGTAAATGCAACAGGAACCGTAGTAGTAAACGGACCAGTAAATGAAAGATCAATACCGCCTGACAGAAGGGGAACTCAAAATGACCCAGGACGCGAAACAGGGTCACTAGGTAAAACTGGTAGACTATTTGAAAATTTTGGTAAACAGTCTAACATGTTATTGCATGGTATTGAATCTGACACTTAACGGTATGTTAAATACTATGCAGAATACTTCTAGGCAAATGGTTTCAAATGCTTCGGCAAAAGGTATGGATATGAGTGAACTAACGCAATCATTTAGATCTGCAATGAGCGAAATTAAAAAGCCAATTGAAGATGTAGCAAGCTCAATTAAAGGGCCAATGGAACAACTTGCCCAAACAGCAGGTCAGCAGTTAGAAATTCAACAGAAACAACTTAAAGGCATTAGAGGTATGAGCGGTGATGTTATGAGAGGATTAGGTTAATATGAGTTGGAAAAAATATTTTACTCCTGTGCAAACAGGGGATAACGCAAGCGGAAGCTACAGTCCTCTCAGCGGAAGAAACAGTACTGGCCGCCCTGGACCTGCAAGAACAAACTATAGTTCATATCTTCCAGACGTGTATGTAGGTTCACCTAATCGTGTAGAACGTTATGGGCAGTATAACACTATGGATATGGATTCAGAAGTTAATGCTGCTCTGGATATTCTTGCAGAATTCTGTACACAGATCAATGACGAAAATAAAACTAACTTCAAATTTACTTTTAACAAACGTGCTACTAACAGTGAAGTAACAATTTTAGGTCAGTACCTAAAACAATGGTGTAAGAATAATCAATTTGACACACGTATGTTCCGTGTGTTTCGTAATGTATTCAAGTATGGTGATGCATTTTTTATCAGAGATCCAGAAACAGGCAAATGGTTTCACATTGATCCAGCTAAAGTTACTAGAATTATAGTAAACGAAAGCGAAGGTAAAAAGCCCGAGCAATACATGATCAAAGATGTTAACCTAAACTTTAAACATCTAGTAGCAACTACTCCTAATATTACCACAGGTAACATTACAGGTGCAGGTAAGAGTGAAGGATACTTCACAGGTGGTGGCCGTGGTATGGTAGGCAGCGCACCACAACAAGCAGGCAGCAGATTTCAAGTTGGTGATGGTGAAGTAGCAATTGATGCTGAACACATTGTTCATCTAAGTTTATCAGAAGGCTTAGACAATAACTATCCATTTGGTAACAGTTTATTAGAATCAATCTTTAAAGTTTACAAACAAAAAGAATTACTTGAAGACGCTATTATTATCTATCGAGTACAACGTGCTCCAGAACGTAGAGTGTTTTATGTTGACGTAGGTAATATGCCTAGTCACTTAGCAATGGCCTTTGTTGAGCGTGTAAAAACAGAAATACATCAAAGACGCATACCTTCTACAACAGGTGGTGGTACCAATGTAATTGACTCAAGCTACAACCCGTTAAGTATTAATGAAGACTACTTCTTCCCGCAATCAGCAGAAGGTAGAGGTTCTAAAGTTGAAACCTTACCAGGCGGTACTAACCTAGGTGAAATTGATGATTTACGCTACTTTACTAACAAATTAGTTAGAGGTCTGCGTATACCTAGTTCATACTTGCCTACAGGTGCAGATGACGGTGCTAGCCAGTTTAATGACGGTCGAGTAGGCACAGCTTACATACAAGAATTAAGATTCAACAACTACTGCGAACGTCTACAAGGATTAGTTGCAGAAGAGTTTAACCAAGAATTTAAACGCTATTTGCTAGAAAAAGGTGTGAACATAGACGTTGCAATGTTTGACATTGCTTTCCAAGAACCTTTAAACTTTGCGGCTTATCGTCAATCAGAATTAGACAATGCACGTATACCAACCTTTGCGCAGGTACAACAAATTCCATTCATATCAAACCGCTTTGCAATGAAACGTTTCTTAGGTATGAGTCCAGAAGAGATAGCAGAGAACGAAAGAATGTGGCGCGAAGAAAACGAAGAAAATGTCAACGGAAGCCCAGCAGACGCTGCCGGCGAGATGAGAGGAGTTGGTATTAGTTCAGCAGGCATCAGTGCAGACATAGGCAGCGCAGAAGACATTGACACTACCGGAGAAGAACCAGTTGCAGGTGGAGATGCTGCTCCGCCAACAACATCAACAGGCACATCACCCGGTGCGGCACCGCCCGCAGGATCACAAACGATATAAATACTATTATGATATTGCGTGAATTATTTTATTTTGATAAAGAAACATTAGAACCTGTTGAAAACGACAGGTATGATCCCATTTACGATACATCTATACTAAAACCGTCTGACACACGCAAAACACGTCTTACCCTACGCCAAATTGGTCGTGCTAGAAAAGCTGCTGAACTACATAAAAAAGAAACTGTCAAAGAATTAGATTTCATTAGACAGATGTACGGAATGGCAGCACAAGCAGCGGCTACAGGTGGGTAATGGCCAAGATAGACAAATCAAAATATACTAAAACTGAATGGAACATAATTAAAGAACAGCGTAGGCAAAAAAAAATTGCCGAAGCTGTTAATTCAGTTCCTAACACTCAACCGCAAACTTTAGTAGTACCTTTTGATACTGCTACAGCTTTTGTACTAGGCAACGGTACTAGTAGATCCAGCATAGATCCTAAAGTATTAAAACTTTACGGAAAAACATACGGCTGTAATGCATTGTACAGAACTTTTGCACCAGACTATCTAGTTGCAGTAGATGTAAAAATGGTCTTAGAAATTTCAAAGGCAGGCTATCAGCATCGAAATCCAGTATGGACTAATCCTAATAAATCATATCAACGTATACAAAATTTAAATTATTTTCATCCTAGTAAAGGATGGAGTTCAGGACCTACTGCACTATGGTTATCTAGTCAGCACAAGTATGAACGAATCTTTATACTAGGCTTTGATTATAAAGGATTAAACGAAGGTGCAAAATTTAATAACCTGTATGCAGACACAGTTAACTATAAAAAAAGCACTGACGGCGCTACATTCTTTGGCAATTGGTTACGTCAAACAGCCAGTGTTATTAAAGAAAATCCTCAAACACAGTTTTACAGGGTAATATTACCTGATAATTATTGTCCAGAGGAACTAAATAAATTTAACAACTTAAAGACAATCTTTGTTGATGACTTTAAGAAAATGTTCAATCTTTAGGCAAACTGCTCAAAACGAGCCGTTTTTTGCCTATATCTGCGCACTTTTCCCCAAAACGAGTAAATAAACATGACAGCCTTACCACAGGTAATTACTTACAGGAGAATACAAATGGCAGATCGCAAAAAGTTTGAAGAAATGCTTGAGCGCCTTATCAATGAAGATAAAGCAGGTGCTGAAGAGCTTTTCCATGAAATCGTGGTTGAAAAATCACGTGAAATTTACGAAGCACTTTTAGAAGATGATCTAGAAGATAAAGATGTAGACGAAGCTTCTGATGAAGAAGTTGATGAGTCAGATGACGAAGAAGTTGATGAAGCTTCCGACGAAGAAGTTGATGAGTCTGATGACGAAGATAAAAAAGTTGACGAAGATTTCAACTTAGACGAATTTGAAGTAGAAGCTGACCCAATGGCGATGGGCGGTGATCCAGCTGACAACATGATGGGTGACGTTGAAGTAGACGGCGGCGACATGGGCATGGATGACATGGGCAGTGACGAAGAAGGTGGCGGTATTGAAGATCGTGTAGTTGATCTAGAAGACGCACTAGACGAACTAAAGGCTGAATTTGAAAAAATGATGTCTGGTGAAGAAGGTGAAGAAGAGCACGGCGACATGGATGACATGGGCGGTGACGAAGAAGGTTCCGACGACGAAGAAGGCGAAGAGTCCGACGACGAAGAAGAAAAAGAATCTTATGCTTTCGAAGCTAAAAAAGATAAAAAAGACGACAAGAAAAAGGATATGAAAAAATCCGCCGCAGAAGAAATGCGTGAATATGTCGAAAAAGTAGGCGGCCAAACATACAATCAATTTGGTAAAATGGGTGACAACGGAGCAAACACAAAGTCCGTAGTTGCTAACAAAAATGATATGGGCGGTACCGCATCTAACTTGAACCAAGCTGGAACAGAGCAAGGTGTTGAAGCTAACAAAGGTCAACTAAAAGGCAATGGCGTTTTCAAAGGTGGTTCACCTAAAGAAGACAATGCTGGCAATGTAAACGTTCCTGGTTCAAAGAGCGCCACTAAAATGAGTGGTGTAGCAAAAGGTCACGGCGCAGAGAAGAAAGGCTCCGGTGACACAGCAGCCAATAAGAAATCAATCATTGGCGGCAAGTAAGGAACTTCGAATGAAAAACTTACGAGAGAACCTGACATTCGACCAAGCTAAGATTGTGATCGAATCCGCTGATGAAGGCAAAAGTCTTTACATGAAAGGCATTTGTATTCAAGGCGGAGTGCGCAACGCAAATCAGCGAGTGTATCCTGTAAATGAAATTGGCAGGGCTGTCAAAACTCTCAATGATCAAGTTAGCGGAGGCTACTCAGTTCTCGGCGAAGTAGATCATCCAGAAGGCCTTAATATCAACCTAGACCGCGTAAGCCATATGATCACAGAAATGTGGATGGATGGACCAAACGGCTATGGCAAGTTAAAGATCCTACCAACACCAATGGGCAATCTAGTTAAAACAATGCTAGAGAGCGGGGTAAAGTTAGGAGTATCATCACGCGGATCCGGGAACGTCCAAGAGGACGGTTCCGGTGAAGTATCAGATTTTGAAATAATCACCGTTGACGTTGTGGCACAACCCAGCGCACCTGGTGCTTACCCAACACCCATCTACGAACATATTATGAATGCTCGTGGCGGTTACAAGGCTTATGAAATCGCACAGGCTACAAGACACGACCCCAAGGCACAGAAGTATTTGAAAGATTCGCTGATTAATATAATCAGTCGACTCCAATAAGAGGAGAAAATAAATGTTGGATGCACTTAAAACACTATTCGAAAATGATGTTGTATCAGAAGAAGTGCGTGCCCAAATCGAGGAAGCATGGCAATCTAGGGTTCGTGAGAACCGTCAAGCTGTCACTGCTGAACTACGCGAAGAGTTCGCTCAAAAATACGAACATGATAAAGCATCAATGGTTGAAGCTATTGATGCCATGCTTAGTGAGCGCCTTGCCTCCGAAATCCAAGAGTTTGCAGATGATCGCAGACAACTAGCAGAAGCAAAAGCAAAATATGCAGTAGCAATGCGTGAAAACGCAAATCTACTAAAAAGTTTTGTTGTAAGTCAGCTAGGTAAGGAAGTCGGAGAGCTACATGAAGATCAAAAGACTATGGCAGTTAAGTTTGCCAAACTAGAAGAATTCATTGTAGAAGCACTAGCTACTGAGATCGCAGAATTTTACGAAGATAAGAAAGATCTAGCTGAGACAAAGGTTCGCCTAGTCCGTGAAGCTAAAGAAAAATTTGCACAAGTTCAAAAGAGCTTTATTAACAAGAGTGCTAAATTAGTATCAGAAACTGTAAGCAAGAAACTCACACAAGAGATGACTCAGCTTAAAGAAGATATTGAGACAGCACGCCGTAATGACTTTGGCCGCAAGCTATTTGAAGCATTTGCTTCTGAATACGCAGGCAGCTACTTAAATGAAAAGTCAGACACTGCTAAACTAATGAAAGTTGTTGAGTTAAAAGATCAACAAATATCTGAAGCAAAAGCATTTGCGGCTAAAGCAAAGCAACTTGCAGAAACAATTAGCGTTGAAAAACAACGTTTAGTTGAATCTGCACAAAGAAAAGAAATAATGAACGACTTGGTTTCGCCGTTAAACGCAGGCCAAAGAGAAATTATGACAGACTTACTGGAATCTGTTCAGACAGCAAAGCTACGCTCTGCGTTTGACAAATACCTACCGGCAGTAATTGACGGAAATTCTCCAGCTAAGAAGAAGGCAGTATTATCAGAAGGCAAAGAAGTAACAGGCAATAGGGAAGAAAGTATTAGTTCAAAAGCAGACCACGATTCAAATGTAATCGATATCAAGCGTCTAGCTGGATTAAAATAAGGAGAAAACCAAATGTCAGAACTATTAGAAAGTCGCTGGCAGGATACAAAGACTGCACTTCTTGAGGGCTTACAAGGCACCAAGAAAAGCGTAATGGAAACCACATTAGAAAACACTCGTCGTTATCTAAGTGAATCCGCTACCGCAGGTTCTACTTCTGCTGGTAATGTCTCAACACTTAATCGTGTTATCCTACCCGTCATCAGACGTGTAATGCCAACCGTTATCGCTAACGAATTGGTAGGTGTCCAGCCTATGACTGGTCCAGTGGGTCAGATCCACACGCTACGTGTTCGCTACAGCGACACAGTAGCAGCTAACGGCGGTGTCGTTGGTACAACAGCAGGTGAAGAAGCTCTAAGCCCATTCAAGATTGCTGAACAGTATTCTGGTGCTAATACCGGTAAAGCTAATGCAACAGCAGCTTTAGAAGGTGCAGCTGGACGAAGAATGTCCATCCAGATCTTGAAGCAAACTGTTGAAGCTAAGACCAGAAAGCTATCAGCTCGCTGGACATTCGAAGCTGCACAGGATGCACAATCTCAGCATGGTATTGATATCGAAGCAGAAATTATGGCTGCTTTGGCTCAAGAAATTACAGCTGAAATTGATCAAGAAGTTCTTGCTTCTTTACGTAGCCTAGCAGGCACAGTACAAACATACGACCAAGCTACCGTTTCAGGTACAGCTACATTCGTTGGTGATGAACACGCTGCATTAGCTGTTCAAATCAACCGTGCTGCTAATTTGATCGCTCAGCGTACTCGTCGTGGTGCTGGTAACTTTGCAGTTGTTAGTCCGTTTGCTTTAACAATTCTTCAAAGTGCAACTACTTCTGCGTTCGCAAGAACAACAGAAGGTTCATTCGAAGCTCCAACTAATACCAAGTTTGTTGGTACATTGAACAACGCTATGCGTGTGTTCGTTGACACTTATGCATCTGATGCAACAGGTGTTCTAGTTGGTTACAAAGGTTCTTCAGAGTCAGATGCAGCGGCATTCTATTGCCCTTACATTCCTCTAATGAGCTCTGGTGTTGTTCTAGATCCAGACACATTCGAACCAGTCGTGAGCTTTATGACTCGTTATGGATATGTTGAATTAAGCAACACAGCATCATCTCTAGGTAATGCTGCTGACTACCTAGCTAACGTAGCTATCACTAGCGGTAACGTTACATTCCAGTAATTTTTACTAGGTAGCAAAATAAAAATAGACCCTCCGGGGTCTATTTTTTTATCTTAGGTTTCTGATAAATACTTTGTCTAAATTATATTCGCGTAATGCGAACTTATGCTGTAACCCGCAGCGTAGACCTAAAACGTCAAATTAAGGAGAAAACAATGGGACGTCCATTACATAAAGATATTAACGGTGTTAAAGTAACCCGTTCAGCAACAACAACACAAGCAGGTATTAGAGTTGAAGGATATTTTGGTGGTGCATTAGGCACAGACTATCAACTTGTAAAACAAAGAGGAAAGAAAACTTTCGTAGTACTAAAGGCATCAGTTGATGCACTTACTGATAGCGAAAGCATTCCTGGAACAGTTACCGGTACAGATTTAAAGACTGGTGTACTAGTTTCTGCACAACCTGGAACTAACGGTGAAATCCGTATTCGAGGTCATCTAAGTTCTAACAGCGGTCAACTTGTATCTATTGCTAAACTTACAAAACGTATGGCTACTGATTTTAGTGGTAACAAGTATACGTGGCGTCTAGAAAACGATAGCTCTAACGATTACATTGTTTTAACTGCGATCTAAAAATTATAAGGAACTGTAGTTCCTTATCTAAGGATATAAAATGGCAAGAGTACTTCGTATACCAACTAGTGATTATAAACTTATAGTAGGAGAGGGTAACACAATTACCCTCGACACTACTAACGGAAAAAATAACGGCACTGGTAAAGTTCTTATCACTGGTGATTTAGAAGTTAAAGGTGATACCACTACTGTAAATTCAACTATAGTAAAAGTTGACGATAACATCCTTATACTAAGCGCAAGTAATACAGCAGATGGATTACCAGCAAGCCTTGATAGACCTTATTCAAGTGGAATTGAAATTGAAAGGGGTGCATTTGTAAATGCAAGATGGGTATACGATGACAGCATAACGTGGAGCCTTGGCGGTGAAGTTAATGGTATTGGTACGTGGTTGGCAGAACAAGGCACACAACGTTTACCTATAGCAACTCCTGGAATAGTTGCAGGCGGGAATTTATTTGTTAGTGTAGGGAATGGTGTTATCACTGTACAAGGTAGTGTTAATTACGAAGAAAAAGTTTTTAGATATGATGCTGGAATAATTACTCCGGATCCAGTAACTGGATCTGTTATTGTCAATGACGATGCAATACCAAATGCAAAAGCTGTTTCTGACTTTGTTGATTTCTCATTTGTTAACATTGGTGTTAGCGTTATTAGTCAAGATAACAGTTCTGTTAGCGTGATTGATAAAAATAATACAATTGGGGCTATTATTGAAGTTGGCTCTAGAACTATTATTAGAACAACAAATACTCACGGATATCAAATAGGTGATAGCATAACAATTATTGGAGTTACAACAAGTCCAGTAGATGCAATAATAAACGGTATTAACGGAACTTGGACAGTTACAGATACTCCAACTGATAATACTATCGAATTTAATCGCAGCACGACCGGCGGTGACATAACAAAATATATAGCAAGTTCTGGTCGAGCAATTAGTGATAACAGTAAAATTTCAGTTACTGTTGAAAATAGTGAAATTGCTAATTTTTATCAAAATAGAATTGAACTATACGGTATTAAAGTTAATGGAACAGAAATATCAACAACTGAAAGTAATACTAATTTGATATTAGGAGCACCAGGAACAGGTAACGTTTTAATAAAAGACGTACTAGCAATTTCTGAAACTCCAACTGATGATGATGGTAGCTTAGATCCAAGTTCACCTTTAGAAGGCATTAAAGTCTACAGTAAGCAAGAAGGTGTTGGAGATACTGGTTTATATTTCGTTAATAGAAGTAACACCAGCGGAGAATTTATAAGTAAAAATAGAGCATTATTATTGAGCATGCTCTTCTAAGGATAAAAAAATGGCTATAGAAAATGCACAACTAAAAACTACACAACTTGATGTATTAACCGTGCCCGCAGGTAAAAGTTATGCTATTACTAGTATTATGGTATGCAATACATACAGTCCAAACGGTGCTTCACCTGCTACCAACGGCGCAAGTTTTGACATGCACTTTATTAAGAATTCACAAGCACTTAACAATAGTGTCACTTGTGTAGTTAGAGAACTTGAATTACCGGCTGGCGAAACATTTACATTTGATTCTGAAAAAGTTGTACTAGGTCCAGGCGATAAGTTATCGTTTGTTGCAGAACCTGATCTAGGATCAAATTTTACTAATCTAGCAGCATCAATAAGTTATTTGGAAGTATAATGAGATTACTTAAAGCACAAAATACAAACTTACGAAACATTAAGGGTAAGGGTGTTAAGTACGATGTAAACGATCAAGTTATTCTTGACAGTACAAATTGTGTGCTAGTTCCTAAAGGAACACAAGCGCAACGACCAGCAAGTCCAATTAATGGACATGTGCGCTATAATATAGATGATAACGAATTTGAAGTATATCAAAACAGTGCTTGGCGAGAACTTCGTTATAAAGAACCAGGCACAATAACTCAGCAAAATTTAGGAAATGGCGATGCTACTGAAACTGTGTTTGGACCGTTAAACAGCGGCGATACAGATTTTCCTATCCCAGCAGCAGCGCAAAACGTGTTAGTATTAATCGAAAACGTTTTTCAGATATCTACAACAAATTACACACTTGAGCAAAGTGTATCAGGAAGCCTAACAGGCCCTAACTCACCATATGCAGATGGATGGTACATTAAATTTACATCTGCTCCACCTCTTGCTAAACCAATTACTGTACTACATAACTTCGACAAATAACCAATAAATACTGTGTTGAGGGAATTATATGACACAGATTGGTAGAATTGGCGGCCCGCTACTAGAAGAAAATTTAATACGTAATGGCGTAGATATCGCTTTTCGTAATAATACATCCACGACTCAGCTACTCTATGTAGACGTTAATAATCGTCGTATTGGTATTAATCTTAATAATCCTTCCTACGAATTAGAAATTTTTGGTACTACTAGAACCGTAAATCTTATTGCTGATGATTTAATACTTCCTAATTTAAGAATAGAAGACAATGAAATAAATGCTGTAGTTGGCAATATCAATTTAGATGCTGCTGATGCTATCGTCTTATCAAATTTAGAAACATCAGAGTTTACTATTTCTGACAATAGAATAAACACTATACGTTCTAACGCTAATATAGATTTAATTCCTAATGGAACAGGTACTGTAGAAACTGACAGTCTAAGAATTTTTGGAAATTTAACAACTCCTGGAACCATTACTCTAGGCGGTACAATAACATTTGGTAATAACATCGTAGAAGATACTGTTAATTTTAATACTGATGTTAGCAGCAACATTGTTCCAGATCAGACGTTAACATATGATCTAGGATCCCCATCTAAAAAATGGCGACAGCTATATACAGATTTAGTTAATGGTGAAGTAGTTACAACATCGTCAATCTCAGGCGGCGGTATTGACCTTGCATTGCGCTCAGGTAATATTTTTTATGTAGCAGTAAATGGAGATGATACTAATGCAGGAGATCATCCACAAGGTCCTTTCGCAACAATTCGCAGAGCACTAGATGCAGCTGATGCAAGCAACGGTGGTCCTGTTTCTATATTTGTTTATCCTGGAGAGTATCAGGAACAGTTGCCTTTAGTAGTACCTTCAAATGTTTCTATTATTGGAGAAGGAATACGTAGTGTTACAGTAGTGCCAGCAACCGGATACGAAACTGAAGATGTATTTCATCTTAATGGAGAAACAACTGTACAGCATTTAACAATAAAAGATTTTTATTACGACAATATAAACAACACAGGATATGCTTTTAGATTTGCTCCTAACGCAATATTTTCTTCAAGAAGTCCGTACGTACAAGATGTTTCGGTTATTACTAATACTGAACTTGTAACGCCTAGACAAATAACTGTTGGCCCAGCACCTACTGGTGTTTCCTTAACTAGTAATAGTGTAACACTGTCTAAAACATTTTATAGCCAAGCTCTTGTAGATTTGTTAGTAGGACAAACAGCAGTCATTGATAGATATCCTAATTCTCCTTTATTTTATACAGTTATATCAATTGTTACAGAGCCATCGGACCCAACTCAATGGCGAATGACTGTTGATACAACTTTTGATCCAACTGGTCAAATAAAACCCATTAGTTTTTATTCAACTATTGATCCCACTTTAATTATCACAAACGATATTTGGGATACAAGCGGAAGTTCAGTTGGTGAAAAATGGGTAGCATATTTTAAAACTAATTTACCAGCTAATTTTGAAACTACAGTACAACCTGGTTGGACAATAAATGTTGCCGGCACAATATACATAGTTGATTATATTATTGAAGATCCAGTTAATACTAATCAGTGGAGAATCTATGTTACTACCTTTTTAGTTGGCGGAACTGGTATTCCAATCTTTTCATCTCCAACTACTAGTACTACTTTATTAGCAGGCTGCGGGGCCTGGATTGATGGTAGCGAAATGGATCCAGCAAGTATTGAAGCTTCGATGTTGTTTCATAGTTGTACTTTCATAACACCAAATGCAGATGCAATAACAATGACCAATGGTGTTAGGGTTGAATGGCTAAACAGTTTTACGTATTTTGCCAATAGAGGATTGTACGCAGTAGATGGAGCAACTGGAAGAATAAGTCAAGACGGTAGTACAGTAATTTATGGAGCAGAAATTCGAAGCATTGGATCAGCATCAGTCTATGGAAACTATGGCGCAGTAGCTGACGGTGCAGATACATTGATGTATCTAATACAGCATAATTTTGGATATATTGGCAGTGGTTTAAATTCTTCAAACGATAAGACACTAGCAATACAAGCTAACGAAGCAGTTGAATTAAATTCAGGTCGAATTTATTATAGTTCTACGGATCATCTAGGTAACTTTAGAGTTGGAACTACATTTTATGTAGATTTTGAAAACGGTACTACTAGTATTGACACTAGTTCTGTAACATTTGATAATCTTGCTCAAATGAAAATAGGAACCGATCCTAATTTTACTTTTATTACTTACGACAAAATAGATACAGGAAACATTAGGATTTCTGGAAACACTGTTGAAAGTTTATCTGGAGAATTTAATATTGACAGTGCAAGTGAAAATATTAATTTCAATTCTGATGTAAATGTTGCTAAAAATTTAGCAATGACTGGTAATTTTAATTTTGACGGCTCATTAAATTTATTTGGTAATGCTTATACTGATACTGTAGATTTTAATATAGACATTGAACAAAACTTTAATCCTAATATAGATACACAATATAATTTAGGTTCAATAAGCAACCAATGGTTAAATGTTTGGTTATCTGAAGCTAATATTAATAGTATTAGAATTTTTGACAATGTAATACAAACACAAGACTCTAACTCAGATCTAGAACTACGTGCAAACGGATCTGGGCGTATTTTAATTCCTAGTAACAATGTATCATTTAGTAATGACTTAACAGTTGTAGGTAATTCATCTTTAGACAATAATGTCAGTGTAGCAAATTTAAATTTAAACGGTGTTGTAAATATTGTAGGTGATGTAAGTGTACAGTCTCAAACAGTAGACGGATTTTTGTCAGTAACTGAGGCAGTACAGTTTGAAGAAATTTTAGTTGACGACAACGTTATCACAACTACTTCATCAAATGCAAACTTAGAATTACGTGCAGAACCTACTGGAATAATTTTAGTTCCTACTAGCGATGTACTAGTAAGTAATAGTTTAAGTGCTGATAATATCTATAATACCAGTACCATAGCAATAACCAATGTTGTAGAATTTAATAAAGCTGACGTAGCTAACATTGATATTTCACAAAACTATATCACAACCAACAACGGTAACTTAGACCTAGTAATTAGTGCTATAAACAGTAGTAGTATTACGTATTGGGCAAATGGCTCAGGGTTCAATACTGATTTTGCAGTATTTCCAACTGGCGGCGATCCATGGGGAATATATTACTGGGCTACCGGTAGCTATTTGGAAATAACATTATCAGCATGGACAAACACTAGTGCATTTAATAATCTACTAACAGTTTCTAGCGGTTCAATATTACAGCTAGACCCTGCTGGATACGGTAATTTAATAAATTTTACTTCCACTAGCGGTTGGGTAAGTCAAGGCAGTGGCGTATATAGAATGACCGGTACTTGGGCATTTGGTGGCCCAACAGTTGATTCTGGAATTACCAATTTTAAATTTACATATATTATTGTCTCGGGCGATATAACATTGCCAAATAGTGATGTTATTTTTGAACAAGATTTAACAGTAGACGGCATTACAAGTTTACAAAATGTCACAGTAATAGGTACACTAGATCAGTTAGGATTAAGAACACAACTAGGAAACTACGCTCAAACAGGTAATTTAGTACAAAGCGGAAATATGTTTGTTAACAGTGCAGTACAATTTTCTGACATATCAGTAGACGACAATGTTATTACACCTACAGTAGGTAATAATGATTTAGACTTACGAGCGAGTGGAACTGGAAAAGTACTAGTACCTAATAATAACGTTAGAGTAACAAATAATTTATTTGCTGCAACTATAACTACTGGTGATATTATAATTGATCAAGACATTGACTTAGATGATATTATTGTTAGAACTAATAACATACAAATCAACGACAATTATATCACAACAACAATTTCTAATTCAGATTTAGAACTACGTGCAACAGGTGATGTTGCATTGCCAACCAACGATGTTATATTTGATCAAGATCTAACAGTTAACGGCACTACTAATTTAAAAAATATTATTATTAACGGGACTGTAAATCACACAGGTAATAGAACTCAAACAGGTAATTATTCTCAAACAGGAAATTTAATAGTTGGGCAGTTTTCAACTCAAAGCGATGTACAACTAGAAGCAATAAAACTTGTTGATAACTTTATTGCAACCACTAACATAAACGAAAATTTAATACTAAGTGCCAGCGGCATTGGAGATATTGTATTTGATGATAGTCTGCTTATTGCACAGGATCTAACTGCTCAAAGTATAGTAACTAGCAATTTAACAATCAATAATACTTTTGCTCTTGAAGCATTAGAAAGTAGCACCGACATACAAATTTTTGATAATGTTATTACTACTACTAATACAAACTCAAACTTAGAATTACGTGCTAATAGTGCAGGTGATGTACTGTTAGAAAATGTATTTGTAAATACGGATAGACTAGGAACTAGAAGCGGAAATATAACATTTGCACCAACAGAAAATATTACAATTAATTCTACAGGAGCAGTTAAGTTACCAAGTGGTACTACACTACAACAATCAAACACCGTAGGGGATTTAAGATTTGATACTTCTAATAATGTATTTGAAGCTCGCGGTCTGTCTAACACTATAACATTTAACGGTGTTTACTCTAGCGATCGCAGAACTAACCTAGTAGCACATCCTACTAATAATACTTTAAATTTAACAATTAATACAGTACAGCTGGCCCAAGTAACTGTTAACGGATTAATTACTCATAGATTAGATGTTGACGACATAGTATTTGATAATAATGCAATTTTTACAAACGCATCGAATTCTGATTTAGAATTACGAGCAGACGGCTCAGGCGAATTACTTGTCGAAGCGTTTACTATTAAGAGCAATATTATTGTTCCTACTACACTTAATTCTGCTTCTCGACTAGGCGGAACAGGACAGCAGTGGATAGTGTTTGAAGGGAACACAGCCGTTAAATTTCCTTCTGGAGATACTGGGTCTAGACCTGCAAGCCCGGTTCTAGGGCAAACACGACATAATATTGATTCAGACACACTTGAAACCTGGATAGGTGATCAGTGGCGATCTAGTGCGGGTCAGTTTGACTCTATCAGTGTTGCTCAGATGGAAGACGAAGCGTTCATCCAAACTCTAATATACGGCTAATAACAATATATTTTACTAAACGGATAAATATTGATAATGTAATGTGAGACCGCACATTGCAGGATATACTGTGGTTAGCCAGCAAAGAGCGCAAGCTGTAAATTAGGCTAGAGGGACAGGATCCCCGTGTGAGGAGAAGAGATGGCGATTGGTCGTATTTCGGGTCCACTCTTAAAGGAAAATCTCGTTAGAAACGGGATTAATATTGCCTTTGAGACAGATCTACTATATCTTGATGTTGTTAATCAACGCATCGGCATCAAAACCGTAGCTCCTACGCACGAACTACAAATAAACGGTACAACAAAAACAACAACACTAATAGTTGACAATAGAGCAGACATCGCAGATGTCAATATTGAAGGCAATACTATTAGTACTGATCAACAGTATCTAAGATTAGGTACATTTGACAACATCATTTACAATAACAAACTTCGTGTTGATTCAATCGACATTGAAGGCAATGTTATTAGCACCAATAGCTCAAACGCAAACTTAGAATTACGTCCAAACGGAACCGGCGAAGTACATGTTTATGCAAACATGAATGTTACTGGAAATATTCATGCAACTGGAAATATTAGTGCAGACGGAACCGTAACGATCGGTGATGCAGACACTGACAATGTAGTATTTAATGCTGAAGTTGCATCTGATATAATTCCAGACGTAAATGTAACATATGACCTAGGTACTACCAGCAAACGCTGGCAAGATGTTTATGTTAATAATCTAGTAGCATCAACTATTAATTCAACAGACCTGTCAGTTGCTGGAATTGATTTAGTATTGCGCCAAGGTAATATTTATTATGTTGCAGAAAACGGCAACAACGCATCACCTGGTGATCATCCTCAAGCGCCTTTTGCGTCAGTGAAGCATGCACTTAGCGTAGCTACAACAGGCGACACAGTACATATCTATCCTGGTGTATACACAGAAATATTTCCTTTAACAATACCAGTAGGTGTAACAGTTAAAGGCCAAGGCCTACGTTCAGTAAAAATTGTTCCTACTGTAGGTACACAATTTAATGATGCATTTTTACTAAACGGCGAAACAACAGTTGAAGATATAACAATAGCTGACTTTTATAGTAGCTCAACAGCAGAAATCACGTTATCTAGTGTAATTAACAATCCAACTCCCTTTGGTACAAGTCTTAATGATTTCTTTGGTTACCCAGTTGCTGTATCAGGTAATTATGTTATAGTCGGCGCTTTGCAAGAAGATGACGCAGGCGGCACTGAATCAGGCAAAGCCTATATTTTTAATGCAACAACTGGGGCTTTAGTACATACATTAAATAATCCTAATGCCTACAGTACAAGTGGCGCCGACACCTTTGGCGGCGCAGTAGCAATCTCAAATAACTATGCTATAGTTGGGGCAAATGCAGAAGATGATGCCGGTGGCGGAGGTTCAGGCAAAGCCTATATCTTTAATGTAGCTACAGGCGCCCTAGTACACACATTAAACAATCCCAATGCCTACAGTACAAGTGCAGGTGATGGCTTTGGTTTTTCAGTTAGCATATCAGATAATTTTGCCATAGTTGGTGCCTATGCAGAAGATCAAATTGGCGGCGCTGATTCAGGCAAAGCCTATATCTTTAATGTAACCACGGGTGCCCTAGTACATACCCTAGATAACCCCAATGCCTACAGTACAAGTGCGAGTGATGCCTTTGGTATCGCAGTAGGAATATCAGGTAACTATGCTATAGTTACCGCCTGGCTAGAAGATGACGCCAATGGTGGAAATTCAGGCAAAGCCTATATCTACAATGTAACTACCGGCGCATTACTATTCACATTAAACAATCCAAATCCTTTTAGTTCAAGTGCTGGTGACTTGTTTGGACGGAATGTTGCAATATCAGGTAACTATGCTATAGTTGGTGCCTATCAAGAGGATGACGCAGGCGGCACCGGCGGCGATTCAGGCAAAGCCTATATCTTTAATGTAACCACGGGTGCCCTAGTACATACCCTAAATAACCCCAATGCTTTTGGTACAAGTGCTAGTGATTTCTTTGGCTGGTCAGTTGCAATATCAGGTAACTATGCTATAGTTGGCGCATACGGAGAAGATGATGCTGGTGGCGGAGGTTCAGGCAAAGCATATATTTTCAGTACTATAAGCGGACAGCTAATACAAACTATTAATAACCCTAATGCTTTTGGTACAAGTGCAGGTGATTTCTTTGCTGCATCAGTTGCAATATCAGGTAACTATGCCGTAGTTAGCGCCTATCTTGAGGATGATGCCGGCGGTACTGAATCAGGTAAAACATACATTTATAATTTAACAGGCGCAGTAGAAACCGGATTTGCATTTAAATATGCACCTGGGTTTACAGTAACTAGTCGCAGTCCATACATTAAAAACATCAGTGTAATTACCAAAGGTAGCGTAACTACACTAGAAGACCCGAGAGGATTTAACGCAGGTAATGCTGGTAGAGGCGCATATCTAGACGGTGCAGTAGCAAACATTCTCAGCAACGAAGCAGCATGTTTATTTCACAGTTGTACATTTATAACACCTGGAGTTGACGCTATAGTAATGACCAACGGCGTTAGGGTTGAGTGGTTAAATTCGTTTACATATTTTGCTAACAGAGGATTATATGCAGTAGATGGAGTAAGTGGTCTTAAAGGCCAGGGTGAAACAGCAATACGAGTAGACGGATTAGCAGGGTCAATTACTACTGGACAAACTATCAGTTACTACGACAGTGATGGTGTTACACTTTTAGGAAGCGCAGCTATTGCTAGTATTGATGGCACCGGAAAAATATTCATTGACGGCAAACAGTTAGGATTTGAAACAGCCGCAGAACGAGGCGGCAAAACTATCGCAGCCAACGGAGATGCTAAACTAAGTACAGCAGTTAAAAAGTTTGGTACATCAAGTCTTGCCCTAGACGGCACAGGAGATTATGCTAGTATTCAAAGTACAATAGATTTTGGGTTTGGCACGGGAGACTTCACAATCGATGGATGGTTCTATAAAACAGCCTCACTTTCGCAAATTTTAATTGATACTAGAACAACGTCGACTCAGAATTCAATTATGGTTCAGTCTAACTCCGCAAATAATTTAAGATTATTTGTAAACGGAGTGTTTGTATTAACATCTAGCAATACTCATACACTTAATGCTTGGAATCATCTTGCTATCTCTCGTGTTAGTGGCGTAACTAGATTTTTTATTAATGGAGTTGTGTCAACTAATACTTATGTTGATACAACTGATTACGGAACTACAAAACCCTTAGTATTAGGTGCCTCGTTTGTTGGGCTCACTTCTTTTAGCGGATATATTGACGATTTAAGAATTATTAAAGGAGTTGGTCTCTATACAACTACTTTTACAGCACCAACTACTCGTGCATTAGTTACCGCTGACACAGTTTTAATGGCTCGCTTTGACGGTGCAAACAATTCGACAACATTTGAAGATGATGTTGTTTATGCACAAGACATTAGATTCTCAGGCGGTGCCACAGCACAGTATATTACCCTAACTGATTTTACAGACTTTGGAGCAGAAGTTAGATTAATTGGATCAGCGTCTGTATACGGTAACTTTGGATTAGTTGGTGACGGCCCTGGTGTTTTAATGTATGCTATAGGTCAAAATCTAGCATATATTGGCAACGGTAAAGAAGTTACTAATGATCCTATTACTGTAATACAAGACAACGAAGTAGTAGAAACTAACGGTGCTAAAATACGCTACAATTCTGTAGACCACAAAGGTGACTTTAGAGTTGGTGATTTGTTTTATGTTAATCAGGATACAGGAACAGTTGAACTGACTGTTTCAAATTTTAACGTATCGGAATCTGGAGTAACATTTACAGACGGTTCTAATATAACTTTTATTGACGGTACACGAATTGACACAGGCAATCTACGCATTAGTGGAAACACTGTTGAAAGTCTCTCTGGCAATGTTAACATTGTTGCAGCTTCAAATGAAATCAATCTAAACAATAATGTAACTATTACAGGCAACCTTGATGTAACTGGCAATGTATCAATTGGCGGAAACATTACTATAGGTGATGCACCCACTGACACAATTCAATTTATAGCAGGCATTGATTCTGATATTATACCTGCTCAGGACAGTGTTTACAGTTTAGGTACAGCCGCGCTACGTTGGTCAAATATTTTTGTTAATAACGTAACAGTAGATAATATTTCTATATCTAATAACTATATCACAACGACAGTAAGTAATACAGATCTAGAACTACGTGCTAATGGCACAGGTGTAATTCTTGTTCCTAACAACAACGTATTAATTAATAACGAACTTACAGTTATTGGCGAATCTACTCTAGGCGATGTTGACGTAACCGGCATTTTAACAGTTAATGGTAACACAACACAAACAGGTAATTATGACATAATTGGTGATGTTACTATAAACGGTTCGTTATCTATTGCAGAATATGCACAGTTTGAAGAAATTAGAATTGATAATAATTTTATTACAACTACTACTTCCAACACTGATCTAGAACTACGTGCTAATGGCACAGGTGTAATTCTTGTTCCTAACAACAATGTTCAGATAACAAATGATTTAACTGTTGTAGCAGATATTAATGCAAACAATTTAACTACAACAGGAACAATTACAGCAAATCAGTTCAGCACTGGTAATATATTAATTGATAACAATATAATCACAACAACACTTTCTAATTCAGATCTAGAATTACGTGCTAATGGCACAGGCAATGTTGTTATGCCTACAAACGATGTTGTATTAGGCCAAGACTTAACAGTTAATGGCGATACTGATTTAGACGACACAACAATTCAAGGCACACTTGTACATACTGGTAATGTAACGCAGGTTGGAAATATTTCACTAACTGGCGATTATAGTATTTCTGGAACAGTAACAATTAGTGCTTCTGCGCAATTTGAAAATATTCAAATTAATAATAATGTAATTACTACCACTGATAGTAATTCAGACTTAGAACTAAGAGCCGCAGGTACAGGCGAAGTAATAGTTCCAAACAATGATGTTGTTATATCAAACGACTTATTTGTTGATGGTACAATTACTGTAGGGGATATCAATAGTGCTGGCACTATTACTGCTAATAGATTTAGTACAGGCGATATACTAATTGATGATAATTTTATCATAACTACTACACCTAATTCAGATCTAGAACTACGTGCTAACGGAACAGGCGAAGTAGTAGTACCTAGTAACAATGTTATCATTGAGCAGAATTTAACAGTTAATGGCAACACAGATCTAGAAGATATAACCATAATAGGAACAATTACTCACACAGGTGCAGTAACACAAACAGGTAATATCAATATAACTGGCAACTTTGCAACCACAGGAACTGTTACAGTTAGTGCAAGCGCACAGTTTGAAAATATTCAAATTAGCGGAAACGTAATTACTACTACTGATAGTAATTCTAATTTAGAACTACGTGCTAACGGCACTGGTATAATTTCTATTCCAAATAATGATGTTGTTATATCAAATGATCTAACCGTTATTGGAACAATTACTACAGGTAACATTACCAGCACCGGTACTATTACTGCTAATAATTTTACTACTGGCGATATACTAATTGATGATAACTTTATCACAACTACAACATCTAACTCAAATTTAGAGTTACGTGCAAACGGAACTGGATCAATAGTAATTGATGATTTTAGCATCAACAATGCAACTATTAGTTCTGTAAGCAATTTTACAATAGCTCCAGCAGGTGGATCAGTAATAATTGATAGTACAGGTGCTATTAAATTGCCAGCTGGAACAATATTACAACGCCCCGCAGCAGTTGCCGGACAAATTAGGTTCAACAGTGAATTGGCAAGATTTGAAGGGTATAACGGTACAAATTGGATTCAGTTACATGGTGTAGTAGATGTTGACGGCGATACCAAAGTCACAGCAGAATTAACAGAAGGTGCTAACGATAACACTATAAGATTCATTGTTCAAAATAATACCATAGTAGACATAAACACCATTAGACTTAATGCACCTCAAGTAGTCGTAGATGCTATCCAGGTAGATGGAAATGTGATAAGTACTATTACACCAAATACAGATTTAGTACTTTCTGCAAATGGTACCGGTAGAGTTAGATTTGAAAATTTTGCATTCCAAGACAACAGAATAACAAATACAGTTTCTGGCAGCAATACAATTTTACAAACTACTGGTACAGGATATTTTGAATTTACAGATCCGTACGGAGTAGTGCTGCCAGTTGGAGATAACAGTACTCGTCCATCAGGTGTAACAGGAATGGTTAGATATAATACTTCTGATAAACGAGTTGAATTATACGATGGAACAACTTGGGTATCAGTAGCAGGCGCAAGCGGTGGTATCAGCTTTGCGGATGCAGAAGGTATAGCAATTGAAAAAGTTTTAATTTTTGGATAAAGACAAATGGCAACAATACTTAAAAATACTGTAATTAAAAACGTTGGAATTGTTCCAGTACTAATATACGAAACTCTGCCTACAACTAGAGTTACAGTGTTAGGATTAAGTTTTACTAATTTAACAGAAACATTTGTTTATGTAAATGTTTTAGTAGAAGATGACACAAGTGTGGCTGGTTATTATTTAAAAGATTCAATACTTCCTGCAGGATCTAGTTTGCGAGCAGTATCAACAGGTGAAAAATTAGTATTAGCACCTAATAATAGATTACTAGTATCGTCAAACTTAGATGACTCAGTTGATGTTATTGTAAGCTATGTGGAGATTACATAATGAGTTACTATATAGGCACTACCCCGCAAGACGTTATAAGCGGTTTTGCTAAACGATATCTATACGGTCTTAGAAGAAATGACGACGGAGAATTATTTCTAATCAAAGTTGATCAATTGAACGCTTCAACAGATCAAGAAGTAGTTATTAACGAAATTGGTGTTGCAGAAGGAAACTTTTTAGACTTTGAAGAAGGTATTGATTTTCTTGAAGGTATTGATGCAGATCATGATCGTGTGTACGCAAACTTACGTTATCCGCAACTAAGATGGGATGGTAGAAGTGTGTTATATTATGTAGATCCGGTTGACGGACAATTTGTACAAGTAGTAGGAAGAGCATATGTGTATCCAGACGTGTCAGGTCCAGGATATTAAGGAGCAATTATAAATGGCTGAATTTAAACTAGAACGATTTAAGTATAACTGGCGAGGCACCTGGAATACCGGACAAGCATATAATCGAGACGATGTAGTACGACTAAACGGTAAAAGTTATGTATGTCTGGTTGCACATACTTCTAGCAGTTTATTTTCTACTGATTTAACAGCTATCCTTCCAAATTCTGTACCACCACAAATACAACCACGCTGGACCGTAATGACTAGCGGTCGTAGTTTTGTTGGAGATTGGGCGCAAGGAACTACATATAATCTAGGCGATATAGTCTTATACAACGGGTCATTATGGACTTGCGTTGTAAATCATGTTGCAAGTTCGTTTGCAGTAAATTTTAACAACTGGACAGTGTTTGCACAAACTTCTAGTTATGTAGGTAATTGGACTAACGGAACTTCATATACTCCGGGAGCAATTGTACGTTACAATGGTATAGCATATAAATGTATAACTTCTCATGCAGCTAATACTAGATTAGAAAACAATATAGCTTCTTGGGAAGAATATCATGTTGGCATTGAAGTTCGTAATAACTGGCTACCTAATACATTATATAGAAAAAATGATCTAGTAAAATACGGCGGCACAGTATTTCGTTGCACAGAAACACATTCATCAAACTCTTCAAATTTAGACACTACAAAATTTCAAATTGAAATTTTTGGAGCACAATTTAACGATGACTGGTCTAATCTAACTTATTATAACGTAGGTGATGTTGTCCGCCATCGTGGGTTTATGTACTATGCTGTTAATAATAATCAAAATTCTAGACCTTATGTTGACAACGGATCATCAGACTGGATTCTGTTAGCAAGAAGTTCTAATTTTGTAGGTCCTTGGGATACCGATGCTGCATATAAGACAGGTGATATTGTTTTAAGAGGCGGAAATTTATATAACGCACTTAGAGATATTGGCGCAGGACAATCAGTTGATGGAAGCACATTAGACTATTTAGAAAACGATACATGGGAACTATTAGTACCAGGTAAACAATGGCAAGGATTGTGGACGACTGATCAAATATATAGCATAGGCGATACAGTTTATCATTTAGGCTCAACATATGTATGTAATATTGAACACGAATCTGGATATCAAAATTTTCCAGGCGACAACGGAAACATATTTAATTACTGGGATATTTTAATACAGGCTGGACGTCCTGGAGGATTTGTAGCAGCTGGTGATTTGTTAACATACGGATTATCACGTCCTACAGTAGGTTTAGGAGAGTCATTAGACGGTAGTAGTCTAGACACAAGTACTCTAGGCGATACTAGAATTCCAATTGGAGAAACAGGTCAAGTACTTTCAATAGCTTCTGATCTCGAAGCGTACTGGAGATCCGTTGCAGGGGATAGTGATACAATATTTGTAGCAACTAACGGAGTTGATGACGACGGCCGAGGCACTTTTGAAAAACCATTTCGTACAGTAAGATATGCTGCTGACTATGTTGAAGATACTTTTCCACCTCTTACACCTGTTGTTATTAGAGTATCTACTGGTAGATTTGAAGAAATTTCACCAATAAGTGTTCCTGCTGGTTGTGCAGTTAACGGTGATGAACTAAGAAGTACTACTATCATTGCAAATTCACCAATAGCAGAATATCAAGATGATTTTCAATATGTTGATGATTATTTAGAATATTTTATAACAATATTATTAAATTTAATAACAGGAGTTCCTGTCACACCAACGCAAGGTAATACTGAAGATCAAATTACCACTTTAGTAACACCTCAGATTAATCCAGGAACAGGACTTCCAGAGCTTGATCCAATCACAGGTGAACCAATATTAGTAAATAGTTTTCCGTATTCAAATGTAGCAGGAGCATCTGCGGTAGTTGATCTAATAGAAGATTACAAAGCATATATTTTATTTAGAACAGCAAACGGTGAAGTAGATCCTGTGAATGTAGGATCAAATGTTCCAAATGCAACACAAATAATTGCAAACGCAGGTCGCGCATTACTAATTAATAAACGTTTTGTCGAAAGCGAACTACTAGCCTATGTTAAACTTGAATACCCTACAGTAACATTTAGCGATACTAGAGTTAAAAATGATGTACGAGCCCTTCTAAGAGGTATTGCTAAAGATTTAGAATTTAGTGGCAATCACAGAACTTTATTAGCAGGTAGACGATATGCAAATGCTGTTACAGGTTCTCAATTTGACAGTATGTTTTTTATGCGAGATACTACAGGCCTAAGAGACTTGACAACGCAAGGACTGCAAGGAGTATTAAATCCTCCTGGAGTATTTGATTTATATCAAAAGCCAACGGGCGGTGCATGTGTAAGTTTAGATCCAGGTTGGGGGCCAGCAGACGAGCGAGTATGGATTATAAATCGTTCACCATATATCCAGGGAGTTACAAATATAGGTACAGGATGTATCGGACAAAAAGTTGACGGGTCTTTACACAATGGCGGCAATAGGTCAATGACATCTAATGACTTTACTCAAGTATTGTCAGATGGTATTGGTGCATGGATTACTAATAATGGTAGAGCAGAACTTGTATCTGTATTCACATACTATTGTCAAATAGGTTATTTTGCAGAAAATGGCGGAATAATTCGTGCAACCAACGGCAATAATAGCTATGGCAGATACGGTGCAGTAGCTGACGGTGCAGACGCCACCGAAATTCCTCAGCAGGTAACTGTGTTTAACAGAAATAACGAAGCACAAGTAAGTAGTGCATTTGCTGGTGGAGTAAGTGATACTATTTTTGCTTTTGAATATTCTAATGCCGGTGAACAATACTCACAAGCTAATGCAACGATAGTTGGTGCTGGTGCAGCGGCCGCAGTTGAATATACAGATTTTAGAGATGGTGCATTGTTTGAAGCTAGGTTAGTTAATAGTCAAGATTCAGGAAGTGAAGGCGGTGCTGGATATTTAATAAGACAAGGTTCTGCACAAGAAACAATAGATGCTTCAAGTTCAGTTAGATTATCAGCAAATGATGTTACGCAGTTTCTTTCAGAAATAGAAGGAATGAGAATCATAATTACCAGCGGCACTGGCGCTGGTCAGTACGGATATATTAGTGGATTTGAATTTGTAGGTAAAACAGTTACAGTTAGACAAGAAAGTACTGGATTATTAGGATGGGAACACATTATTCCAGGAACAGCGATAGAACCTAGTTTAGATTTAACAACACGATATAGAATTGAACCAAGGGTTACAGTTAACTCGCCAAATTTTTCAAGTACAAGTTTTGATCTAATTACAAATAGAATTTATGTGGATGCAGCGTACGGCGGAACAACACAGTCATATACTAATGTTACAGGTCCTAGTAATGCATTGTGGACAGATAATGAAAATAATTCTGTAACTATTAAGGATGTTATATCTAGTGTAGCAGTTCAATTTACTGGTATATTTTTAACTAACCCTGCGGTACCATTTACGATTAGAGGTAAATTAAGTGGTACTGAGTTTGAAGTAACTAATGTTAGTGCAAACGCTACATCGTATATTGAAGTAGATGGTATAGGAGATCCTACAAGTTTTGTTCAAGGCGAACAATTAAGTTTAGTATACGAAGCTGGATCAGGTGAAACATTTGACGGTCCTGCAATAGCTGCTGCATTTAATGTAATAAAGGCAGGCGATAGTTATTCCCCCACACTAGTTAATCCTGGAGCAGGGTATAGTGTAGGTGATAATATTACCTTTCCAGGTACACTATTTGGCGGCACTACACCAGAAAATGATCTAATAGTAACTATAACTGATGTAACAGATGATAGTTCAAATAGTATTCAAACATTTACTAGTTCTGGGCGTGCTAAATCTAATAGATTTGTAGCATTGACAAATAGTCAGTATGCTAGATGGAGTGACAATGCTACTAGTTGGACTGAAGTTAATTTAAGTTTTATAGGCGATTATAGAAAACTTGCATCAGGTAACAATAGATTTATTGCACTAGCTAATAACGAAAATCGTGTAAGTGTGTCACTAACGGGACAAACTTGGACAACTGTAAATTTACCTCAACTAGGTAGTTGGAGAGATATAACATACGGTACTGGTAAATTTATAATTGTAGGTGATAATACTAACACAGTTCTAGTAAGTACAAACGGTTCAACATTTACAACAGCAACCATTCCTGACACTGATACAATTGGTGATAGTACAGTAAGTCAATGGACACACGTAACATACGGTGCTGGAAAATTTGTTGCAGTATCAGGCAACGACAGGAGTGTAGCAGTATCTACAAACGGTACAACTTGGACTAGGTATGAACTAGCACTTCCTGAAATAACTGTAGGATTAGGATCGTTACTTTGGAATGTAGCAGCAATAGAATACGGCAATAATCGATTTATTGTGTTACATGAAGCTGGATATGCAGCGTTTAGCCTTGACGGAATTAACTGGACTACTTTAGTAGATCTTACAGGCCTATCTAGTTTAACAACTTGGACAAATTTAAAATATAGTCAAGGAGTATTTTTTGCTACAGGATTAGAAGGAGTTAATCCAACTACGTTGTGTGCAACTACTCAAGACGGAATACTGTGGACTTCTAGAACGTTATCAAGTTCTCAAAGGTGGGCAGCAGTAACCAATGGTAAAGTAGACGGAGTATCTAAGTGGGTAGTGTTAGCAAGTAATTCTAGCACTGGAGGTATCAATCATGTACGTGTTGGTGCTCGCGCAAAAGTTAGAGCAGACGTATTACAAGGATCATTTAGAGCTGTGAAAATTTGGGAGCCAGGTAGTGGGTACGATGAAAATACACCTTTAATTTTTACTGTTACTGACCCTAATTTTACAACTGCGGTTGAGATAGACGGAAGAATAGGAAATGGAGTATTAAGCCAACCAGATTTTGTTAACAGAGGATCTGGATATAGAACAACTACTTCGGTAATTACTATTACTGGAAACGGCTATGCGGACATTATCCCACAAGATAGCGAGTTAATTATTGCAGGAGTTCTTACAGTACCAGGATCAGGAGTACAAATTCGAATATCTGGTATATTAGATCCACTAACTGAAAACTTAACTGATTTACGAGTATTTACAGGAGCAATTGTTACAGACTTAGGCGATGACGGTAGTGGTAATGGAACTAGACTTGTTAGACTTACAGTGTCTCCAAGATTACGCAACGAATATGATCTAGAACACGGCACATCAGTGTCGCTTAGAGAAAGATACGGCCAATGTCGTATTACAGGTCATGATTTCTTAGATATAGGCACTGGAAACTTTGAACAAACAAATTATCCAGAAATCTACGCCGGCGGCAACTTCTTTACAGCATCACCTGAAAACGAAGTACTTGAACAAAACGGTGGTCGAGTATTTTATGTTTCAACTGACCAAGACGGTAACTTTAGAACTGGCGAATTATTTGCTGTTCAACAAAGTACAGGTATTGTTACAATTAGTGCAGAATTCTTTGAATTAGACGGTCTTTCAGAATTAGCATTAGGCGGTGTTAGATTAGGCGGCTCTGGCACTGTAGTAAACGAATTTTCAACAGATCCTACATTTACAGCGGATTCTAATAACATCATACCTACACAACGAGCTATTGCAACATTTGTTGCTAACAGACTTAGCGTAGGTGGTGAAAATCTTGAAGTTAACAGAATAGTAGCAGGTAGGGTTGGTCTTGGCGGCAGCGAGAGTGAAATAGAAAATGTATTACAGCAGTATCTAGTTATACCAGTACCTGTAACGTTTGACGGAACATACTTAGAACCACAACTAACTGGGCCTGATATTGTACGCCAAACTAATATATCAGGAACTATAGTGAGTCAGATATTGTTCTTAAGACAGCCCGACGAAGGGATGCAATAATTAATGATACATCTTATGATAAATATACGAGCGGAGTTAAAAAATGGCAGAATTTAAACTAGGTAGAATCAGATTTGTTTGGAAAAACGTGTGGACACCATCTACGGTGTATTACCAAGATGACGTAATTGCATTTGGTGGAAAAATATATATTTGCGTTATTGGACACACTAGTCAACCCAACTTTTTCTCAGACTTTAATCTTGTTCCACCAAAATGGAACTTGCTCAGCGATGGCCAAATATGGAAAGGCGATTGGACTACTAGCACAAGTTATGTGTTTGATGACATAGTTAAATATGGTGCTAGACTATACATTGCAAATACTGTTCATACATCTACAGCTGATGTTAATGCCGGTCTCGAAGCCGATATTGCTAACTGGGATGCTTTTGCTGAAGGACTAGACTGGAAAGGTGCTTGGACTCCAAGCACTCGTTATCGTGTAAATGATTTTGTTAAATACGGCGGAACTACTTATGTGTGTAATGAATTGCATACGTCTGCCGCTACAGCTTCTTTGGGATTAGAAGCTAATCAAGACAAGTGGGATTATTTTAATCAAGGAATTGAGTTTAAAGGAACTTGGACTTCAGGAATCCGATACAAAGTTAACGATTTAGTTCGTTACGGTGCAGGAGTTTGGATTAGTACAGTAGCACATACTGCATCTGCAGACTTTGGTACTGATAACGCTAATTGGTCTAAATTTGTAGAAGGCTTCCAATATGAAAATGATTGGAGCCCATTTGTAAAATATCAAGACGGTGATGTTATTCGCTACGGCGGAAATCAGTACATAAGCAGATCAACTAATTTAGCAGTCATTCCAACCAGCGTCAATGACGACTGGGACTTGTTCACTGAAGGGTTTCGTTTCATTGGCGACTGGAACGAAGACAGTGCTAACCAACATTATAAAGTAGGCGAAGTTATTCGTCTTGGCGGATTCACTTATGTGTGCGTTAAAGATCATACAACTGCACAACAACCACCTGATGCAGAATATTGGAAACAGATTAACAGCGGATTTAGATGGCGCAATGTATGGTTAGACGACCAAGAGTACTACGAAGGTGACGTTGTTCGATTTGGTGATAACTCATACATTTGTATACAAGGACATATATCAGAAGGCGACGACGGATCTACTTTTGGCGGTGATCCAGGTAGTAGACCAGATCTAGTAAACAGTAGTCAATATTGGAATATTATAGCAGTTGGCACTGAACAAAGTGTACTAGCAGAAATTGGCGACTTAGTTTATTTTACAGGTTCAGCACCAGCAAGATTACCAATTGGTGAAAATGGACAAGTACTAACAGTTAGTGCAAATAATTTACCTAACTGGGAATTTTTAAGCAGTGTTGAAGATGTGTACTATGTTGCTGAACACGGTGTAGACGGAGAGTATCCTATCTACGGTGGAAGTGTTGATAGACCATTTAAAACTATTCGCTATGCATGTGAACAAGTTGAACAGGGAATTAAGAATCAACGAGCACAATTTATGCTTGACTCAAACCGAGTGTTTATACAGAAAGAAATAACTGCTTGGATTAGAGATCAAGTTGCAAGTGCTACAATAGGTAGCATCTGGGAAAATTTTGAGTACGATACTTTAAAATGCGAACGCGATGTTGGAATTGTTCTTGATAAAATTTTACATGATCTAGGCCACGGTGGCAATTTAAAAACTAGAGCCGCTGCACAAACATTCCTTAATGCACTTGCAGACGGTCCGTTCTCAACAGCCGCAGAAAATAACGGAACTGGCCCGTACGGAGATTTAGCAAGCGAAAGACTACAAAGCGTGGCTGCATACAACCGCATGCTAGTATTAATACAAGCCGTACTTGCAAATGAAGCACCAACTGTAATTTATCAAAATGTTGTAGATGATTCAGTAGCTATCGTAGATCAATATTTCAATGTTAACTTACGCATTGAACAAGGCGCACTTACTAGAATAACAGAATTAGCTAATATTATTATTACAGCAATAAGCACAGGCAATGTGAATTCAATACCAGCTAGAGAAGTTTCTTTTAGTCTAATAAAAGTATCTACTGGTAAGCATTTTGAAACTCTACCAATAATTGTGCCAGCTTATACTTGTGTACAAGGTGACGAACTTCGTTCTACACAAATTATTGCTCAAGGATCTACAGTACCAGCAGGTGATTCAGTATATACAATCGCTACATTTGATAGAATTGCCGATGTAGTGTCTAACGTAGTCAAAGGTGTCACAGTAACACCTACCGTAGGTAACAACGAATTACAAAGTCAAGAATGGCCGTTGGCGATTCAAGCCGAAAGCGATGCTGTATACGACTTAGTTAAAGTAATGAAGTATCGTGCAGATTATCTGTTAGATACTATGCACAGCGCATACTTAACAAACCCAACTGGTTATAGTACTAGTTTGTTAAATGCAAGACAAAATATTCGCACTAATATAGATTTTGCAATAGCAGAAGTTATTGCATACCTAGCAGAAGAATATCCTGCGCTACGTTACGGCAAAACTAAAACTCGCAGAGATGCACGATATATAATTGATGCATTAGTCTATGATTTGACCTATGGCGGAAATGCATTAAGTGTTGCAGCAGGATTAGCTTATTGGGACGGTGATGATAATACACAGCCTCAAATTCCAGCAAGTATTAAAACTGCAACTATTAATTCTTTAAATTTTTTAAAAACTACGTTACAAAGCATAGCAGGCAATACTACTGTTGTTAGTCCTAGACAAACGTTAGTAACACAAACGCTTACAGGTAATGTTGGAAGTATAACACAGATTGCTAATAATGTTGAAGACATTATAGAAATATTAGATGTTGGACCAAGTGCAGTAGGTACAACTGTAACACTAGTTGATCCTACACCAGCAAATGGCGTTAATACTACAACAGCACTAATTAGTGACTATACTGCAATCAGTGCCAGCGGGTTTGACGCTATACAAGATGCTGTAGAAGCATACCTAGCTACAAATTATTCAGATGTTGATTACAGTGTTACAAAGGCTCGTAGAGACGCGGCAATCGTTGCTAAGGCAGTAGCTTTTGACTTTATGTTTAATAGCAATTATCAAACATTAAAAGCAGCACACGCATACTTAAGATTAACATCTTCAGAATTATTTGATAGAGATGATAGAATCAAAGAAGCTACTCGTAACAGTTTAACAGTAGCTAGAAACACAGCATTAGGATTAATGAGTAATGCTACAGCTGAGGCAAGATTAACAGAAAGCTACAGAATTGTAGATCAAATCATATTTGGCGGATCTAGCGAAGGTAGTGTATGTCAAACTGAAAATCAAAATAGAGAATACGCAAGACTACAGCTTGAGCGTAATAGAAACTTTATTGTAGCAGAAGTTGCAGCATATGTAGCACAAACTTATCCAGGATATACATATGATGTAGAGTTGTGCTTACGCGATGTTGGACTATACATTGATGCACTAAAGTATGATCTAAAATATCCAGGCAACTACAAATCTCGCTATGTATCTCGTTATTATGCTAACGCAGTACGAGGCAGTAGAGAAGAAGACATGTTCTACTTACGCGATGCAACTGGCTTAAGAGATTGTACATTAAACGGATTAAATGGAGATTTAACACCACCAAACGAATTTGGTACAAGTCGGGTGACAGCTGGTGCTTACGCTAGCTTAGATCCAGGCTGGGGACCAGACGACTTTACTACATGGATCATAACACGATCACCGTATGTACAGGGTCTAACAACATTTGGTAATGCGGCTATCGGACAAAAAGTTGACGGTAATCTGCATAACGGCGGCAACGATTCTATAACATCCAACGACTTTACTCAGGTTATTTCAGACGGTATTGGTGCATGGATTACTAATAACGGTAGAGCAGAACTTGTATCTGTATTTACATACTACTCTCATATTGGCTACCTAGCAGAAACTGGTGGCAGAATTCGTGCAACCAACGGCAACAACTCCTACGGTGACTTTGGATCTGTAGCAGAAGGTGTTGACCCTGACGAAACTCCTGTAACAGCAGTAGTTGATAATCAAACCCAATATAGTGCTACAATTAGCAATGTATTCACTGATAACAATCAGCTACTAGGATTTGAATTTAACCATGCAGGTAACGATTATACTGAAGCTGTAATTGATATTTTTGGTGCTGGAACTGGGGATGTAGTTGTAGCTGACGAGTTCCGCGACAATGCTGTTATAAATGTTAAAGTTGATTTAGAAACAGTTATTCCGCCAGCTACACCTGCACCGCTAGGTGGAAGTGGCTATGTTCGAGTAAGTAACGTTGCACAGAGCGGAACAACAACTAGTGTATTTTTATCAGCAACTGATGGTGCTTTAAGTACAGCTTATGTTGGAATGAAAGTGTATATCATAGGCGGCGCAGGTATTGGTAACTATGGTATAATAAGCACTTACGATGCTGGTTCTAAAGAAGCAGAGGTAATAAGAGAAAGTAACGGTGCAGCTGGATGGGATCATGTTATTCCAGGCACAACCATTGTAGCACCTAACAGTTCGTCAACTTATTTGATTGAACCAGCTATTTCTTTTACAGCTCCTCCTAAGACAACAACAGCTACAACTATTAGCAGTAGTAATTATGCAAATGCGCATTATTTTGAAACTTCTGCACAATATACAGCCGTTACAACTACAGGCGGCGCCGGTACAGGATTAACTTTCAACATTACACGTAACGGCGAAAGATACTACCTAACAACTAACAGTGCAGGATCTAATTATGTTAGAGGTAATACAATTACTATTGCAGGCACATCTGTTGGTGGCGCAAGCCCTGCCAACGATATTACAGTAATTATTACTAGTATCAATAGTGTAACAGGAGCAGTAGTCAACTACGACTTTACAGGTCTTGCACGAAAAGGTTTATTCCTTGCAATACCTAACAGCGGTACTGGTGCTCAAAAGAGTATAGATGGTGTAACTTGGAGTGCAGAGGTATTACCTGCTAGTGCTAGTTCATACAAAAATATTGCTAGCGGACTAATTAACGATGGATCAAGTACATTTAAACAAAGTGTTGTGATTGTTACAGCAGGTACAACAGCAGCATATTCAAATGACGGTGATGTATGGAGCACTAGTACAATACCAACGGGTGCTGGCTATCAAACAAATGTTGCATTTGGACAAGTTACAAGCAACATTGGTAGATTTGTTGTAATCGCAGAAGGTTACAGAGATGTAGCATATTCAGACAACGGCGGCGCAACCTGGTCATTAACAACAAATGCTCTACCAGCACTTGGATATCTTCCTATTGCATACGGAAAGGGATTGTTTGTAGCTATTAAGAGCGGTACTACTAATAGTGTATATAGCACTGACGGCATTGCTTGGACAGCAGGTTCAGGACTACCAAACAAAACTTGGAATGATATTACTTGGGGTAATGGTAGATTTGTTGCTCTAGCTAGTGACGGCACTTGCTCATACAGTTTAGATGGTATTACTTGGAGTAGTGCTGTAACTATTGCAGGAAGCATAACTACAAACAACATTGCATACGGACAAGGTGTATTTGTTGTAACAACTACAACAACAGCATTATACCATTCAGAAGATGGAATTGTATGGACAGCAGTTACCAGCTTACCAAACACAGGATATTTTGCTGTAGCATTTGGTAATCCAGCTAGAACGGGCAAATTTGTACTAATTGGTTCAGGTACTACAACAGCAGGCCTTGATGCAAGAATTGGAGCTAGAGCTCGAGGTAGAGCTGGCGTTAGTAACGAACAGATATTTGAAATACGACTAATTGAACCAGGCTCTGGCTATACCAGCGGTGCACCAACTATTACAGTCACTGATCCTAACAATATTGACGATGTAGTAGTAGAAGCAAGATTAAATAGCGGAGCAATAGCTAATCCTACATTTGTTAACAGAGGAACTGGGTTCATTACTGCAAGTGCAGAAATTGATAGTCAAAATTCTAACGGTAGTGCAGACTTTATACAGGACGGTACATTTATTGCTGTGAAGAGACTAACACAGCAGCCAGTATCAGGATCAAACATAGTGTTTGATAGTTTACCTGGACAGTTCTTTAAATTAGTTAATACTGTTAGTTTCTTAGGAACTAGTCCAGGATCGTACACAGGATTTTTACAAGTAAGTCCTGCTATTCCAGTAGGTACTCGATTAGCTAACAACGAAGCAGTAGAACTACGTATTAGATTCTCGCAAGTTCGATTAACTGGTCACGATTTCTTAGATATTGGTACTGGCGGATTTAATACTACAAATTATCCAAACACTCCTTTACAACAACCTATTCAAGCTAACGAAACAGTTGATTCAAATGGTGGACGAGTATTCTTCACAGCTACTGACCAAGACGGTAATTTCCGAGTTGGCGATTTGTTTAGTATTGAGCAGAGTACAGGTGTTGCAACACTTAATGCTGATGCATTTAATATTGCAGGACTACAAGAGTTAAGTTTAGGTGAAGTTACACTAGGTGGTAACTCAGCAAGTATTACTGAATTTAGTACAGATCCATTCTTTACTGCTAACTCAGATAATATTGTGCCAACTCAACGAGCTGTTAAAGCGTACATTGAAGCACAGATCGGTGGCGGCGGCGCTTCATTGAATGTAAACTCAGTAACAGCAGGTGACATATTTGTTGGTGCCAATACAATTACAACTGTAAGCGGCGCTCCGATAAATATAAAAGGTAATGTAGTGTTTAACGGCACAGTTTTAGGATTACCTCTAGCATATAACTATTTCTTAAGATAATTGGAGAACAAATAACATGAACGGAATTTTAGCAAATGCTGCCCTGGCAGCAACAACCTACACAAGTATATACGGCCCGCCCGCAGATACATTTAGTGTGGTAACTATAAGCATATGTAATAAAAATGCAACAGCAATTAAAGAGCGAATAGCATTAGCAGTTAATACTAATATACCAGCACCAGGTAACTACATTGAATATAATGCAGAAGTTTTACCAGGTGGAGTATTAGAACGTGGCGGTGTTGTAATACAAAATGGTAGGACAATTTATGCCTATTCAACGCAAGCAAACACTGATGTTGTTGTCTACGGAATAGAAACATCAACAGTATAAAAATCCAAGGAAATAGATTATGTCTAGAAAAATCACATCAGGTAAAGTAGGTCGAGCAGTGCTAGGTAGCCTAACTACCGTTAATAATAGTATTCAATCTGTAGTGTCTAATGCTAATGTATTGTTAGAACCAAATGGCTCTGGCATTGTGCAGTCTGTTAGTTCTATGCAGATTAATGCTCAAAATAGTTTAAGATTAGCCGATGCTGACTCTAGCAATTTTGTAGCACTTAGGGCACCCGCAACTGTTAGTGCTAACGTAACTTATACGTTTCCAGCCGCAGCCGTTGATAATACAGTATTAAGAAGTAACGCAAGCGGAGATTTGAGTTGGGTTGCTCCATTCGTTAGTGTGGCTAACCAAGCAGCTGACACAGCAGTATATTATCCAGCAATTACTACTGCTACTACAGGAACAGTGTCAACAGTATCTGTAAGCAGTACTAAACTAACTTTTGTGCCAAGTACAGGAGTATTGAGTTCAACAGAGATGCGTGTAACAGCAAGTACAGTATCAAATGCTGTTACAAACGGAGCATTAGTAGTTACAGGTGGAGTAGGTGTTGGTGGTCAATTAACTGCGGCAGGCATTGTTGAAACTTCTAGTATAACATTAAAAGAAAATATTTTGCCAATTGAGAATGCACTAGACAGCATTTTAAAACTAAGTGGCGTAACTTACGATCGTATTGATAATAAAGAACACGAAGCAGGGTTGATTGCTGAATGGACAGATGAAGTGTTACCAGACTTAGTTACTAAAGATGACCTAGGTAACACTATAGGTATTAAATATACTAAATTAACAGCTTATCTAATTGAATCTATTAAAACTTTAAAACAAGAAATTAATGAATTAAGGGCAGCTAAGTAATGGCAACATTAAAAAATCTTACTGTAAACGATACTGGGTTTATCAGACTTCCTAGCGGAACAAACGCACAGCGACCAGGTAGTCCAACGGTTGGTATGATAAGATACAATACAGATATTGCATCTAATGAATATTGGAATGGTAGTGCTTGGGTACGTGTAGAAGAGTCAACAGTAGGTAATGCTAGTACAGGCGGAGCAATCACTACCGCAGCAGGATATAGAATTCACACATTTACTTCTGGAACACAACAATTTACACCAACCAAAGACGGTGTTGTAGAAGTACTAACAATTGCAGGCGGTGGCGGAGGCCACAGTATTTCAGGTGGAGGCGGCGCAGGCGGCTATATCTATGTTAGCGGAGTTCCTGTAGTTGCTGGAACTGCGTATCCCGCAGTTGTTGGAACAGGTGGCAATGGCTGTTCAAGTCATAGTGCAAATGATGGTACTTCAGGTAATCCTAGCACATTTGGCGGCGGTACTCCAGTATCAATTGTAGCAACAGGCGGTGGCCGAGGATGTCATTATCCCCCAGGTAGTCAACCAACTAGTGGCGGTGGATCAGGTGGTGGTGGCCCAGGATGGAATGGTGGTCCAGAAACTATA